GTCCTTATGTGTGTATGTGTATATGAGTGCAAATGAGTATGTGTATGTGTGTGCTTAGGACCAGCCTTTAGAGCCAGTCCTAAGCCACGTTAGTCTAAGCCAAGCCAGTCCGACCTAGCGCAGTCTGTTAGCGCCTGCCAGCGTGCTCGTAGCTAGAGGTAGCCTTGCTGAACATCATGATCAGGAAGACTACAAAGATGATGATGAGCGTGATGTAGGGATGAGCCTGCATAGCGTTCAGCAGTGCGGATAAGAACTGACCCAAGAGTGATGATGAAAATGCGTTCATGTGATTGCCTCCCAGCAATAGAAGTTATTGAGAGCGTCCTCTTTCTCTCTCTCACAAAAAACTGCCCCGCAGGGACTACTTGAGCACAACTACGTGACCCCTGTGCGTGTCAGGGACGCTTTGTTACAGCCCACGGCCCAGTGGCGCTCTACGCCACAAGGCCGCAGGCCGCTCATGCCGGCATCCCCCTCAAGGGCGCGGGGATGTGCCCCGCTATAGACGAGCTTAGGGCGGGCCAAGAGGCGCCCTGCGCCGACAGGCCGGCCCTGCGAGCACGCCGGCTGATGATGGGGTTGGACCATGGCGGCCAGATTGTGACCGATGGCCTGCTCGGCTCGACCACTACCACGCCAAGGCGTCAGCCAGCCCGCCGCCAGGCGGGCCTGATGAGAGGGGGTGGGGTCTATTGGAAACGACTATATAGAGGACGGCTTTCATGGTTTTACACACGCGAGGTCAAAATCGTTACCCCGGACTTGACACAGAACAAATGGTCTGATATCCTTGAAACAGTTACTTATCGTTTGTCTAATAACTTTAGCGTTAGGAGAAAAGAATGATCCAGCAAATAACCCCCTATATCCAAACTATCGTAATAGCCCTTTTTGGGGCACTGGCAACCATCGCCTGCGTGGTCATCAAGCGCAGTGAGGCACTGGCTGTCTCTTACGTCGAGAGCAAGATCGGCGGGAACCAACTGGCCGAATTGAAGGGCTTCGCCCAGACGTCAGTCCGCTATCTCGAACAAAGTCCGATCTTTACAAACTTCGATGGCGCCAAAAAGAAAGAACTGGCGCAGATGCAAGTAACTCAATACTGTCAGTCTCGCAACATTCCCGTTACCCCCGAAACCGTCGATAAAGTCATTGAAGAAGCCGTCCAGATCATGAATGTCGAACTCGGTAAACCGATCACCGATTGGATCAACGATCAGGAACCGGCCAGCACTACTACTCTCACTTCGACGGATCGCTACACATCAGGTCCGGTGGCGTAATGGACCTCAGCGGCTCTTGGGAATACATTCAAAAGATTTCCAAGAGCCGCTTGGCTAACAACAAAACCATTCATCATGTCTCTGAGTACGGGGAAGGGATCGAAGTGCTAGGGGCAGCGGGGGAAGTTGTAGCCAGGCGGTTTCTTGGACTACCTGAAAAACTCCACGAAGGATTTGATAACGGAATAGATATTTGGACGCACGGCATGAAGATCGATGTCAAGGCAACCGTCCTCACGCCCAAGATGGCCTACCGTTATCTCCAGTGGCCTACCTGGAAGCCAGTAAAGAGCGACATCATTCTTTTGACAGCGATTGACCCAGTCACCATGCAGGGTACTGTTCTGGGGTATGCCACAAAAGACGAGATCGAGGGCGCTCCAATCAATGAGTTTCGTCACATTCCCTGTCACGAAATACCTGCCGTCAATCTTCACCCAGCCTGGGAACTCGTCGTAAGACAACTCAATGGTGCCAGATGATCGGATGCCCAAAGATCAAACGGATCGTGAATAAAAGCGTTTACCAAAAGGTGCGTGATCGGGACTGCACTTGCTTATGGGGTCTGGAAGCGAAAGACGGTTGCGTCGGTATGCTGGCTCCTCACCACATCAAGACCCGCGGTTCTGGTGGCGATGACGTTCCTGAGAACATGATCGTGCTCTGTAAGAAACACCATGATCAAGCGCACGCCCACATCATCTCGCCCGAGCAGTTGTTGGCCTTACTTGACAGGTTCTACCACTACCGGAGGCCCGCATGAACGAAAAAGAGAAAGAACTCTGGACCCTCCAATTCCACCTGGCTATGGTGCTTATACGAATAAAGGAGAACGATCATTCCTTTGACAAAAGAAACAAGCTGACCTACAAGGCGATGGGGCTTGCTACCGAACTGGGGTACGAAGTCGGTGTGCGCTGCGGGGAAGAGGATACCTGGCCGATTGTTTACATCGAGCTTCCAACAGGTCAGGTTAGTTGGCATGTTCCTCAACACCCGAAGCCCTGGGATCACCACACCACTGAAGAGAAGTACAAGCGGATCGATACTTTTTTCCAACAGGTTGTCGAGCGCAACGTTCAGACGCCTGAAGGTAAACGAAAGAGGTTTGCGTAATGAACCCGATCATTATTGGTGGAGTGCATTTTAGTTATCACGAAAAGAACCATCTTCGCAGCGATGAGGGCAATCGCCTCTTGGGGCAGATCGACTTCACGCAGTCGACCATCACGACCGAAAAAAAGATAGCTGATGAAACAAGGCGAAAGGTCATTCTTCACGAAGTATTGCATGGCATCTTCGAACAGGCTGGCCTGCGTGAAGAAGAAGCCATCAAGAACGCCGGGGAGGAAGTCTTGATCGATATATTGGCCTATGGCTTCCTGAATGTTCTGCGCACTAACCCTGATCTGATCAGGTTCTTACAAGAAACAACAGAGGGAGTTCAATAATGCCCTCAGTCGGAAGTCTCTTTACTGGTATCGGTGGCTTCGATCTCGGTTTTGAACTGGAAGGGTTTACGCCCTCCTGGCAGGCTGAAATCGACGCGCACTGCAACACTATCCTGGAGCGGCATTGGCCGAACGTAGTGAGGGTAAACGATGTCAGAAAAGCCGGAAGGCAACTATCAAATGTCGACGTCCTTGTTGGAGGGTTCCCCTGTCAAGACTTGTCCGTGGCAGGACGTCGTCGCGGACTGGCTGGCGAGCGATCCGGCCTATGGTTCGAGTTCCGTCGCGTTATTACGGAACTTCGTCCGAAGTACGTTGTTATTGAAAACGTACCTGGCTTATTGTCCTCCAATGAGGGGAAAGACTTTGCAATCGTTATTGGAGGGCTTACCGGAACGATACCTAACATTCCCGCCAATGGATGGGGAAACTCAGGCTTCGCAAGAGGAAACTACAATGTCGCTTGGAGAGTGCTGGACGCTCAATACTTCGGAGTTCCCCAAAGACGCCGACGTGTCTTTCTTGTCGCAAGTCTTGGAGACGGAAGTTGCGCCCAAATACTTTTTGAGCGCGAAAGCCTGTCGGGGTCTACTCCGCCGAGCAGACAAGCGGGGCAAGGGTATTCACCCGTTGTTGGAACGCTCGCTGCGAGCGGTAGCGGCCTTGACCGACCCAGTGGAAATGGAAACGCCTTAGACTTCTGCATCCCTGTCGCCGGGACACTGTCTTCTGCGGCGAGCGGTCACATGCCAGCCAGTCACAATAACGAACTTGACTTCTTGGTTCCTATGGGTTTCGGCAACAAAGAGGGCAATATCTCTGGCTGTGTGACAACTACCTGGGCAAAAGGCCATGGTGGCCCATCAGGCGATGAAGCCTACAACTTGACTGTTTTACCGAGCGGGGTCCGTCGTCTTACTCCCTTAGAGGCCGAAAGGCTTCAGGGTTTCCCCGACAATTGGACTGACGGCCAACCCGATACCGTCCGCTACAAACAAGCCGGCAACGCCGTTTGTGTGAAGGTTATCCGTTGGATAGCCAGCAGAATGAAACAACACTTACAGGAAGAGAGGAAATAATGGTTTACGAGATTACCGAGTTTACTGCTCCATGGTGCAACGCCTGCAAGAAACTTGAACCCTTTTTAGCGGTCGCCAAGAAGCGTGGCGTCACGATCACCAAGATCGATGTCGACGAAAGACCGGAAGTGGCCCAGCAGTGTAACGTAAGTTCTCTGCCTACTTTGATCTTCATGAAGAATGGCGACCGCGTCCGCGTCACCACCGGGGTTACTGCCGAGATCGTTCAACTTGTCTCTTCCTTCGGGTTGCCAGAATGAGCACCGTAACCATTCTCCGTGGTTTACCTGCCTCTGGCAAGACCACATTCGCTCTCGATCTGGTTGAGACGCAGGGTTACAAGCGTGTCAACCGGGACGAGTTGCGGGCCATGATCGACAACGGTCACTATTCGCCCGAGAACGAACTGCTGATCAAGGCCGCCAGGAATGTCATCGTCCGCATCAATCTGGAAAGCGGTAACGACGTAGTGGTCGATGATACCAACCTGTACTTCGACACCGTCAAGGACATCTACGATATCGCCATCTCTCTTGGCGCCGATGTACGGGTCGTGGATATTGATACTCCCTTGGAAGAGTGCATCCGCCGGGATGCCATGAGGGAAAAGCCTGTTGGAGAAGAGGCCATTCGGATGCTGAAAGAATGTGCCGAACGGTCGACCGACTTCTTACATGAGGGGAAGAAATGAACGACATCGAACTCGACGAACGAGAACAGAAGATGCTGGTGATGTGTCTGGGATATGAGAAAGATCCCTTCGGCGCTCCCAATCACATCCTCATGGTGCTGGTTGCCAAGCTCTACAAAGCCCTTTTCAATCAGGGGCGCATAATCATGAAGATATGAACGCTCTTACCGAAGCCGATAAAACCATGCTGCCCCTTGCTCTGCGTAAGAGCAAGGGGTTCCATCTGGCCTGCAAGTGGTATTTGAGGGACTGGGAACCACTATGGTACCAGTACAACTTTCATCAGGCGCCCCAACTCAACACCGTCTTTCTGGCCGGTATCGCTGCCGGTAAGACCACCTCAGTCGCCGCATCCTACCTCTTGGACTGCCTGAGTACGCCGTACTTTCGTGCGCTCAATACCTCTGTGACCGCCAAGCAGGCCGAGCTTCCCTTCGAAATGGTGATGAGCTGGATCGAAGGCAACGACCGTCTTGAACATCTGGTCGAAGATATCTCCCTCAGACCTTACCCAACCATCAAGTTCAAGAACTACTCGGAATGGGTTTTCAGGACCGCCGGTAAAGACGCCCGCTTCATTCGTGGTATGGAATTCGACCGCCTCAATTATGACGAAGCGGGTCTAGATTATACGGGTGAAACTTTAAAAGTTCTGCGTGGACGCTTGCGTGGCACAAGGCCGGACGGCACTACCCGGCTCGGAAGACTGGATGTTACTACTTCCCCAACCGATGCACCCTGGCTGAGAGAGCGTTTTGAACGTGGCATCGAAGGCGAACCAAGGGCGGATCTGAAGAACTACTACGCTCTGAGAGTTACCACTTTTGACAATACCCGCCTTACTCAAGAGCAGATCCAGCTCATGGAAGACGAGTATTCCGATGACATGATCGATGTCGAAATGAGGGCGCTCTTTCCTGACTTCGGCATGTCTTTGTTTCCAAAATCTCACCTGGCAGCCTGCACCGACCAATCCATCAACGACGCCATGGAAATGGCCTTGAGACCAGAGGACGGCAAACCGCTGAGAGGTTACAGAACGGAGGTTCATCCCCGCTATGGCATTACCCTTTTTGAACTACCCTACGAACCAGGACACATCTATATCATCGCAGGAGATCCTGGAACAGATAGTCCGCCAAAGCGAAACACTGGGGTTACGATGGCGGCGGACATCACTACTCAGCCCATGCGCATCGTGGCCTTCAATTGGTGCGATGGGAGAGGAAGCTACGCCCCCTTCCTACAAAGTTTCAAGTACCTTATGTCGAAATATCGGCCTGTCCTCAAAGGTATCGATACTACTGGAACCCAGAAAGCCATCGATGAGTTAGCCTTCGAAAACTACGGGATGCACGTTGACGGCATCAACTTCAACGGCAACAAAGACGCCATGCTCAACTGCCTGATCAATGACGTCACCGAGCACAACTGGAAGATCCCGGTCATCCGTGGACTACAGCGGCAGATGTCTTCTTACTCGAGAGAGAACGACAAGAAGACCGCCCAAGACATCGTGATGGTTATGGCCCAACTCTCATACCTGGCACGTTTTGCCCCCGAAGCTGGCGATGAAAACCCAGCAGACTACACCGGAGCCAACTTCAGACGCCGGAAGATCCGTTCGAACCGGGGAAGACGTCGATAACGCACCAGTTATTGACCAATTGTCTAATAACTCTTGACAAGCTGGAGAAAATATGCTACAGTTGAATATAGATATAACGCAACGTGAAAAAGACCTGATCGAAGCTATTCGAGAGGTCAAATTTGGCGAAATGTACGGGGTCGAAATTCAGTCGCAGTCTTACTTCAGCGAACACGTCATACTCACCCCCAGCCAGCACGACCTGATCCAAGCGATCAGAAATGGCTTACAAGATATATCGGTACTTTCAATTCATAATGGCGATCCGGCCTTTGCTGAAGTTGATGAAGTCATAAACGGCTTCAGATGCCGGAAGAAGATAAAGTTCCCGACTTCCCACTAAAGAAGAGGGCTGACCAAAACGGTCAGCCCTTTTTTTATTTACCGGTTGGAGGACATATTGATAGTTTTCCCTGTTTGGTCTGATCTCAGCCGCACCTCCAATGCCATGCGAATGGCCTGGGAGAGCGAGCTTGCTATCCGTGATAAATACCGTCGATACTTCGACGGTTTTGTGTTTCAAGAGAAGGTTCCGCTGGAACAGGGTCTGGAAGGCACTCCTGGCGAAGAAGTTCCCCTGATGTACCCGGTTGGCCTGAATTTGGTCAAGATGCTCTGCCTGGCCCAAACCGACAGCGCCTTTGGCGAATGGGAAGACCGTGTTGTCAACTGGGAAACCAGACAGGACGACCTGGTCTCCGATGCCTCCAAGGCTGCCATCGACTTGCTGAACGACATCATGACCAACTCTTCGTTCAACTCGACCCTCTGGGAAGTTGAACTGGAGCGCAACATCTACGGCGGCGGAGCCATCAAGATCTTGCCGGACCTCCAGAACCCCGGCCACATTCGCTGGGATCACATTCCGCTGGAAGGCTTCTTCCCGGTCTGGAACCCCGAAAATCCCAACGAACTCTTGGAAGTCTATACCGTCATCGCCATGTCTGCCGAACAGGCTGCCGCTCAGTACGGCCTTGCGCTCGGCACGGTCAGCAACCAGATCGTACAGCGCATCGAGCACTGGACCCGCACTGAATACACCAACGTGGTCGAAGGCGTTCGCATCGATGCCTATTCTGGCGTCAATCCTTGGGGTTTCATCCCGTTCGTTTATGTTCCCCGCTTCCGCACGACCAACTGGTGGGGCGACGCCATGACCGAGGAAGTGATCACGGTCCAGAACGAACTGAACATGCGGGTGGCGGATATCGGCGACAGTCTCAATTACAACTCTCACCCCGTTCGCTGGGGTGTCAACCTGCCCCGCTCTTTCAATGCCAAAAACTTCCCGCTCGATCCTAATGCTATGTGGGATCTGGGCCGCACGATTGGCAACAGCCCGGCGCCTCAAGTGGGCCTCTTGGAAGCCAAAAACCCCGCCCCAGACGGTGCTTTCAACTATGTCAAGTTCCTGTACGACTGGGCGCGCACTTCTTCCTTCGCTCCCCCGATTGCCTTCGGCGAAGACGATAACTCCGCCGTCAAAGGCGGGCCGGTGCTCGAGATCCGTATGTGGCCTTTGATCAAATACGTGCGCCGCTCGCGTGCTTACATGGGCGAAGGACTGCTGCGGGCAGCCAGAATGTCCGCTCTTATCCTCAAACAGAAGCGTTTATCCGATGTTCCCTCTCGTGCTCTCGATCAGATCCTGAGCGGAAACATCGTTCCTCGTTTTGCCGACATCATGCCGAAAGACCATCAAGCCATCGTCGACGAAGTGGTCAAGCTGATGAGCACTGAACCGATCTCGATCTCTGAGGAAACCGCCCAGAAGACGCTCGGTCGTGGCACTGGCGAAGTAGACCGCATCAAGGCCCAGCTCAAAGACAAGGTCTTGACCCCGCCTATTCCCGATCCCAAGAGCAACAACACCAAGGAAGCTCTTGCTGGCAAAGAAACTCCTCAGCCGGAGGTGGACGCTTGAAAATCGCCTTTCCGACTGACATGCACGTTCCCTTTCAGGACGATGCCGCCGTTGATCTGGCGATGAGGATCGTATCTGACTTCAACCCCGACCTGCTGGTCTGCGGCAGCGACGGTGTCGACTTCTACGCCATTTCCAAATTCGACAAAAACCCTGACCGCAAATGCGGCGTGCAGGAGGAGATCGACAAGTGGAAAGAACTGCAAAAAGCATGGCGGGACGCCGCCCCCAACGCCCGGCGTCGTTTCCTGGTCGGCAACCACGAAGATCGGCTCCGCAAGTACCTGTGGAACCATCAGGAACTGGCCGACCTGGAAGCCCTCAAACTCCCCAACATCCTGGGACTGGAAAGTCTCGGTATCGAGTGGGAGTGGAGAAAGGCCGAGATCGATGCCTGTCAAGAGATCGTAGTCGAAGACAACCTGGTGATCAAACATGGACAAGTTATCCGCAAGTATTCAGCCTACACGGCCAAGGCCGAGCTTGAGAACGAACGGTATGCCATCTCGACCCTTACTGGACACAGTCATCGAGGGGGCACGACTTACGCCGCAGTACGTGGCGGAATGGTTCAAGCGCATGAAGGCTTTTGCTTGTGCAAGCTCGATCCCGAGTATGTGCGCCGGCCTGATTGGCAGCAGGGCATAGTCCTGGCCGAAGTCTCCCGAGACACCATCGCTGTCGAACCCGTACCTTTCCAGACCTTCAGTCATCGGAAGGTGGCTTTCTGGAGAGGAAAGGAATACTCGCATGAGTGAGCCAATCATTCTCCTCGACGTATGGGAAGCCGACGCCAACATCGACCATAAAACTTTGATCGATAACGACGTGGCCGGTCTGATCGTTCGCCTGAATGACATGGATGGCGGGCATCACCTGGATGCGCACTTCCCTGACCTTTGGAAAGCCGCTCAAGACTACTTCACCCAGGCCATTTACTTCGTTTACAACCCCTGGGTCGACGGTAAAGCCAACTTCGAGTGGCTTGCGAAGAACCTGCCTCCCAAGTATGTCAACCGCCTGCACATTGACACCGAAGTCAAATACCCCGGCTACACACCGAAAGCCTACGCCGATCAATGCGACATTTTCCATGGATTGGTCCAGCAGAACTGGCCCGACACAACCTACACCGGCGAATGGTTCCTTTCGTATTTGGCGCACTGGCCGAAGATGGACTACTGGTGGGCCTTTTATCCAGATGAACTGCATCCCCCCGTCCTGACATCGATCTCCTGGGAGGGGTTTCGGGCCAAGATGGCCGCTTTTGGTTATCGCCCTGAAGCAGTCGGTAAAGCGCCTGGCCCAGTTGGTTTGTGGCAGATGACCGCCGAACGGTACACCCTGCCTGGCATGAACGGTCGCTATCTCGATATGAACTGGTTCAACGGGGATCTGCCCGCCCTGAAAGCTCACATGGGCGGCAGTTCAGTATCTCAACCCTCAACAGGAGAAATCACCTTGACAACTACAAGCCCATTTGCCGGGCGCGCTCTTGGCCCAATGCTTTACAGCAATATGACCGCCGTCGATGACACCAAACTGGCTGCCGAAGCCGACTTTGGCGTCGTGGTGGCTGGCTTTGGTCAGAACGAAGAAGCCCTCTGCACGGACAACATCGGTCATTTTGGCAAGGCCAATAAGCCCTGCCTTTTGCTCCTCTCGGTCGATCCCTCGCTTTATACCGGCTTTGGGAACCTGGATACCTCGCACTGGTTCCCGGTCGAGAACGATCCGCACATCAAGGTTCTCAAAAAGATGATCGTCTACCCCGACGGTATCTCTCGCCGCGCTGTGCATGGCATCGTCTTGGACTTCCGCTCATGTGTTGACGGGCAGAACAAACCCATCCCAGGAGGCTGGATTGGAGCCGTTGGCAAGCACCTGATCGACATTGTCTGGAAAGAGTTCGGTCTGAAGGTCTACGCCCTGTTCGACAAGGACATCCTGACGGCTTATCCAGATGCCAAGCAAGACCCGCAGGTCTGGATCAGCTCTCTGGACAGCGTCTCCATGCAGGTTCCCGCCGCTGGCTTGGTCGATGGTTTGCCAGATGCCAACTCCAAACCTTCTCCAATCAATACCTCTGGGAAATGGGACTTGTGGTGGGCCTTCAACAAGAAACTGGACGCCGTGAACGTCACGACCCCCATGTTTATGAGCGTGCTGGACCCGGCTGGTTTCGCCAAGAGCCTGAACTTCGCCACGTTACCGGTCGATCCCCCAGTCGTAGAGCCTCCTGCCGATCCGGTTCCTCCCGTTCAGACGCCTGAAGACCCAACCCTGGCAGAACTGGCCGCCGAAGTGGCGACCCTGGAAACCAAAGAGGCCGCCGACGAAGCCAAAATCGCCGACCTGGAAAACAAACTGGAAAGCGCCGGAAAGGCGCTCGAGTAAAGGAGAGAAGCTATGCACGGCTGGAACAAGCATCCTCATCACAACAATCTTCCCGTCGTCGGCACAACCGAGATCCAGTTGCTCTCGGCTGTCGCCAATACGACCATCAAGACCGGCAGCGGTGGCCCGGTAAAAGCCACAACGGCTGACCCATACGCCAAGACCGCTAAAGGCCCACTCAAACCCACCGTCTAAGGAGATCCTCATGGCAAAAAGCAAAGTCGATAAAGCACCAAAGGTGAAACTGCCCCCGAACGCTGTAAAAGCCGGCAAAGCCCAGAAGCCCTCCGGCAAGCCCAACAAAGGCAAGTTCGGCAAATAGGCCGCCTATGGCAATCAAGATCAAAAAGAAGAACGAAGGAAAGTTCACCGCTTCTGCCGACAAGGCTGGCGAAGGAGTTCAGGAGCACGCTCATTCGGTCAAGAACAACCCCCGAGCGACCAAGCTCCAAAAAGAACGAGCGAACTTCGCCATCAACGCCAAGAAGTGGAAGAAAGGGAAGTAGTCATGCCAAGTGTTTGGTCCTTGCTCTCAAAGTTCAAAGAAGCCCTCAGAGAACGCCGCATACAAAGACTGGAAGAGCGAGCCAAACACCTGAGCATGAAGGTCGATCAACTCTCAAAAGATGTCGAGAGAATGATGAAAATGCTTGACCGTTAGGAGACTTACTGATGGAACCCACCACCCCTGTAGAGCAGGCAGCAACACAGGCCCCTCCCCAGCAGGCAGAGGACTACAAGCCTCGTTTCGACGGAGCGATCCGAAAGATCGAGGAACTGACTATCGCCAACCGCAATATCCAGGCCCAACTTGATGCGAAGACCTCGGAACTCGAGCAGCTTCGTGCTCAATTGAGTGTCAAGGATGCGGAAAAGTTGGCGGCAATTAATGAGCGTGACCACCAGATCCAGGGTGTCGTCACCAGTAAAACCGAAATGGAAAGAGAACTTGCTGATCTACGTGCTCTGAAACTGAAAGTGGACACGGTCAACGAACTTGGACGTCCTGATCTGATGAAGATCGTCAACACCATTCCCAGCATGACCGACAAAGACGCCCTCAAGACCGTCCTGTCTACTTTCGCTGACTACGCCGATGGCAGGGTCAAGGAACGTGAACAGCAGTTGACTGCCGGTTTGACCCCAGGAATGTCTTCAGTATCCGTGGCAAAGAACGCCCTTCCGACATCTGAAGAAGCCTGGAACCAGCAAATCAACAGCCTTCCTCTTGGCTCCAAAGCCCGCGAACAGGCCCTTTCCCAGAAGTGGAACTGGTTGATGGAAACCCACAAACCTTCATAGGAGAACTAAACCATGCCTGCTGGAACTGACGTATCTACCGGTTTGTTGTACAGCCCTGCCATCCCCTCGTGGCAGCGGACTTATTACGAGCAACTTTTGCTCGAAACCTTGCGCATCAAATCAATTATGGTGCCGTTCTGCGCCATGAAACAGGACTTTCGTGCGCGAGACACCGGTGTCATCAACTACACCGAAGTGTACGACACCGACCCCAATTACAACCCGCTGGCCGAGAGTGACATCTGGCTGACCGGGACCCACCTGGACAGCCGGTCCGTGCAGATCTCCCTGGCTATTTATGGGGATACCCTGAAGTTCTCGGACTATGCCGAAGTTGTGTCTTTCGTGAACAACGGCGACATGAACGGCCTGGTCCGCAACAAGATCGGCCAAAATCAGGTTGACATGCTGGACATCCTGGCCCGCAACGCCTACCTGTCCCACCCGAACCCAGTCTACGCTGGCGGAACGAAAACCACCCGCGAGGGTATCGCCACAACCGATATCTTCAATCCAGACTTCGGTGAGTTGGCCCGCACCCATCTGGAAGAGGCCGAGATCCCCGGTGTGCAGCAGGTCGAAGATGCGGCTGGCCCCGTCATCGTGTGCGTAACCACCCCGCGGGTTATTCACGACATCCGCACCGCTGCCGCTTCAAAATGGTTGGAAGTGCAGCAGTACGTCGGCACCGACCGGAAATTCACGAATGAGGTTGGTACTTGGGGCGGCGTTCGCTACATCCGCACCGACCGTATGCGCCTGCGCAACCACGGCGCCGTAGTGGAACAGACAACCCTGTCCAGTGCGACCGTTGTCGGTCAGGGTGCTGCCTCGACCGTAGACACCGTCTACGCCGTCGGTCAGTCGAACTCGACCCGCTACGTACCCGTCGCAGCCGTGACCGGTTTCGCAGTTGGTCAGTACGTGACCATCCATGACCAGAACACCGGAGCCGGTGCTGGTCATCCCCCAGTAGAAACCGATGGCACGCAGGAAACTCGCCGCATCGTTTCCATCGACACTGGCAACAAGCGCTTGGTCTTCGAGAAGCCCTTGCTGAAGCCCCATGCGTCCGGCGACTTCGTCACCAATGCCGTCGACATCCATGCCTCTGCCTTCCTCGGCGGCCCGTCCGTCGTGTACGGCGTTGGCGAAGCTCCGACACCCACCTTCCCGCCCAAGATCGACGACCTGCAAATGGTCAACCGGGTTGGTTGGAGAGGCTTCCTGAAATTCCAGATGTTCCGGCCCGAGTTCCTCGAGGTCCATTTCACTTCTGGAACCACCAACTAATTTTCCCTGGGCCGGCTAACCACCGGCCCAGTTAGGAGCCTTATGATCTGGAACGACTACCTGGCTGAGATGCGCGCTGACATTCAAGATACCGGGACCACCCCAAGGTGGACCGATAAGATGCTGTACGTCTACACCAAAGACGCCATCAGGGACTATTCGACGTGGTTCCCCCTAAGAACTGACCGCAAGGTGATGACGCTTTCAACCGATGGGTTGAGCTATCCCCTACCTGCTGACTATATCGAGGATATCTGCGTCGAGTGCCCACAGGATCGTTATCTTGAAAAGCGTCCAAACCGGCCAGGTACGCTCTACCGGAAAACCGGCTTCTCTTTCTCCTACTACACCAGCGGGGGGAACCTTTACATCAGTTCCCCCGCTGCCGCTGGTGATAACGTCCTGCTGACCTACTATAGCTGCCATCCCATTCCGGCGTCTGAAGTCGACAGCACCTTCGCCTTCACAGTGCCTGACAGCGACATCGAGCTGATCCGCATCTACACCAAGGCGATGCTGTACCAGCAAATGCGTTCCAAACAGGCGGCGCTGGACCGCTTCAAACTGGGAACTGGCAAGCGTGACGATAACCCACTGATGCCAGAAGTCGGCGACCTGATGGAATACTACTACCACATGATCGCCCAACGCTCTCCTGGCGGAGTGATTGTCCTTTACAGAACGGGCAGACCACGATGAGCGGCATCCATAACTTAGCCATGCTGAAGATCCAGTCTGCCTTACAGACGGCCTTGATCGACAACATTCCAGCCACGGACAAGGCCCGCGCTGGAGTTATCGCTCTTGGCCCTCTCCAGGGTGATCCAGATCCCGATACCGCTCGCATCTCCGTGTCGATCTTCGAGAATGATCCTGACGCCGTTCTCGGCAAAGAAGGATCTGCCGAAACCTTGCGCTGGATTGACACCATCTACGACATCGAAGTCGGCGGCTGTATCACCTGGCAGAGACGTTTTTGCATCAAGGCGCGCTGTCTGCTTGAGAACACTGGCGAAGATCTGCTGACGGCTAATGACATCGCTTCGACGGTTCGTTCGAGGATTGAGCAGGCCCTGCTGAGTTGTAAGTTCACAAATGTGCTGGCCGATAGCGGGGAGTACGTATCAAGAGGCGTCTTTGCAAGCAGTCTCCGAGGCGATATGTTGCAGTCCGGCGGACCAGGCGCTTATGACTTCCACATCAAAGTACGTTTTGAACTGCTAACCACAATTTCAATAGGAGTATAAAAACCATGACTGCTGCTGAAGGCTCTTTTATAGGTTTCGCAAAACAAACAGCCAAAGGCACCCCGAACGTCACAGATGCCAATTTTCAGTATCTGCTGATGCAGCAGGGCGCCATTTCACCCTCCAACGTCGTGCTCCCGCTTGACCCAGAAATCGGCGGCGGACCGCTGATCAGGGACGTCAAGAAAGTCGGCGTTACCTCTGGCGGAGCGATGGAGTTCATTCCCCGCCCTGCTACTCTTGGCGCTATGCTCTTGGGCGCTTTGGGTCTGGATACGCCCGTCGCCAACGGTGCTGCGTATGACCACGTCTTCACGTTCAACACCGACCCCTTCGCCCTGCCCTATTACACCTTCCGTGTTGCGCCGGGCAATATTTGGGGCGAGCAGTATCAAGACTGCAAGATCTCGTCTCTCAGTTTGAACTGGCGAGGAGCCAATTTCCTGCGCGGGCAATTGGGCATTATCGGCGGTCTTCCCGCCAAAGTCGCCACAACCACCTGGAGCGCCCTGACCTATCTGGACAGCGGACCGCAGTTTATCTCTCCAGTCGCCACCATGGAACTGCCAACTGGCACGCCTGTCAAGGTTCTCTCCGGTTCGCTTGACATCGCTTCTTCCATCCCGATGGACGAACAGTGGATCGTCGGTTCCTACTCTCCCGATGACCAACAGGTCGCCGCTCGCTCTTTGAGCCTGTCTCTGGTGGTGAAGATCGTCGACGCCACTCTGTACAGCAAAGTCATGTACGACAGCGCTGGCGGTTCGGCCTGGACAGCCTCGATGATGCGGGAAGCCAACATCAACATGAACATCCAGTCCGATCAACTGGCTGACACTGGCAAGCCCTACAACCTGGTCATCAACGCCAACGGCAACTCCGGCGCCACTGCCAACATCATCTGGGCCTGCTCTCCAATCGGCCTGCGGGCTGGCAAGCAGGTCATTATGTCCATGAACGGCATGATCGTAGCCGATCCGACCGTCACCAACAAACCGATCAGCATCAAGCTGACCAACAAGACCGCTACTTACTAATAGTTTTTTTCCAGGAGGCACTCAATGAAATTCGGTAAATACGCAATCATCGATAACGTCGTCCATACCTTCGAACAGGAACCGGACTGGACCTGGACTATCAAACCGCCGACCAGTGGGGATGAACTGGCGATGTCCAAATTCCTGACCAATGGTCGTATCGAGATGGGTATGGACGGCGTGCGGCGTGAATATCCAGCCACCAGCATCGAAGTGGCCCATCAAGAACTCGCTCTGACCTTTGGCGGGACAACCATTCCGGCAGATGACGACGCACCCGTTGCTCAAGGCGGCGAACCGATCTTGAAAATCGGCACTTCGACCGAAGCCATCAAGGCCGTTCTGCGCACCATGCCGAACGAAATGGTCATGGAAATCTGGGACGCTCTGGCGGAAGCTGTTCCTGGCTGGGGGCCGGTCCGCCCAAAAGTGAAGAAGACCGCCAGCGAGCCAACGAACTCCTAGAGGAGATGTCCAACGAAGTCAAAGACGTCATCCTGACCGGAGATACCAGCGACGCTGTGCTGGCGAACATGATCGAGATCACCGTCGATGCAATTGTTACAGGTAGACCCCTCTTTACCAATCCACTGACAGAACCGGACTTCTACCGCAAGCACTTCTCGAAGTGGGTTCAAGAGGGAGTGAACGAGGCGAAGAAAACGGTCAAGAAATAGTAAGTCGGGCTGAAGATGACGCCTCCCATCTTCGCCCGACTTTTTATAGGTCTTCAGACGCCTGAAGGAGAAGCGCATGATACCAAAACGATATCTCGAGTATCTCAACAGCATCAATACCGGCGATGAGGAAAGGCGCAATCCAGACACTTCGTATTCCGAAGACGAAGTCGGCCACATGGACCCCAAAGGCCCGAGCCAATTCGAAGAGCGCTGGGCTGCCGAGATGGCTAAGGATCTGCCTGAACCTCCGGCTTCCAGAATTCGAAATCCCTATCCTGGTAACGGCACTCCTCCTACCCACAACCTCCACAACACCGTCGAGCACATCACCAGCGGAAATGGCGACGAAACACTCCAACCGCCTCATGGCTTTGGCGGCAGTCCTGCTTTCCCATGGAAGGAAGAGGATACCGAGTATTCAGTTCTTCCTGGCGGAAGCGGCAATATGTGGGCCGATCCCGTAAAAAGATACAGCGGAATGTCGAACCAGGATCTCAATAACCTGCAAACGCTGGGTGTCAACTCCTGGGAGCGCACGAAAACTGTCAGCGCCGTAGCGGACTATCTCGGCGAAACCCTCCATCGAAAATACGAAGCCGGTTACTGGGAACATCGCGGTGAATATCCCGAAGGCACACCTTCTGAGGATATCTTCAACAGTCCAGCTTTCAGAAAGAGCATCGAGAACCAACCGATAGACAGCTCGTTTTTTACGGCGATGCCGCCTACCTTTGTAAAGGCTGCCAAGGTCCTCGGCGTAGGAGAACTCAACAACTACGGCGACGTGAACAACTGGTTGCAGTCGGTCATATCGCCCGGCGTCAGCGAACTTGCCAACAAGACCAAGCGTTTGTTCGGTCAAGAAGCCGCCGACGAAAACTACCAGGTCATGATGGACGCTGTCAATCAACAGCTCCCATTCTTTGATCGCTTTGGTGGGCCAAAAGACCGCTCCGTTATGGTTTTTGGCGTGACAACTGCCTTCAAGGCCAAGCAAGCCTGGACAAGAAGCGAAAGCTCCATCGCCCAAACCGAAGGATCTATCGACGCTCCTGGGGTAAGTATCAATGGGGCGTTCTATGTTCCCGATGCCTCAAATGACAACCCGCAATTTACTGGGGCAATTCCTGGGAAGGGCATTGATGCTGTTCCGCAGGATGCTTTGGTCCGCTGGCAACTCGCCAACCGCAGCGCCTGGGGAAATTACGGCAACAGTTTTGTCGCCTCACCCACCAACGCTGCCGGTCAGGCTGGGGGTAGCGAAGCCACTGTCTTCAATGGCTTCAATTTGTTGTTCGGGCAGGATCAGGGTATTCCCGGCCAACACCACGAAACATCCCAGGAAATCTACGATGCGCTTTCGAGGATCGAGAGTTTCAAGACCCTGGATGTGATTACGCACGAACCGGTTGGAACCAACTGGGACAACGACCAGATGATCACCCGCTACAGCCAGCGGATGATGACCATGAACTTTGGCTTGACTGGTTACAGCCCGATCACCGAGCTTCCTCCAAAGCCGTTCAGCCCCTTCGACAAGATCACCGGAAAGTTGTATGGTCAAAGCGGTTTAGGGGCATCTCCAGAAGACAGGATCTATCTTCCGCTTTACACCCAAACCGGCAGTAGCGGCCAGGCTACCAGCCTTTCCAGCGATGGGCATGTGGCCTTCGCTCCTTTGGCGGATCAGCAGCCTTCGTATCAGAGATCTAGTCCAGGTTCGCGTTACGTCAAAAAAGACAGATACGGAAACCCTGTGATGTCCAATCCAGTTATGGAGGATTGGAACCAACAGGTTTTTGTCACTCGCCAGGATATCGACAATCTGAGAAGGGTAAGAAATTACTACAGCGACGACGCCGATCCAGATGCCGTTGCTCCTGGTTACAGAAGGATCATGGGCGCGCTGAACCAACTGACTGGCGGGAGTTTCAATATCAGCGGATCTGACTACCCTTCATCGATCAGTCAGTTCGACAAGTTTATGACCGAGAGCCTGGGCAACGAAGAGCCAGAAAAGGCCAACACAACCATCAAGACAATTCTTGATCGGGTTGGTCCTTACCGCTTGCTTGAGCAGGTCCAGCCAGAACCCTTCCATGGAACTGGAAGAAATTGGTCTCCGCTTGAAGAAGAAGCCTGGACCTACACCAGCGTCTTGAATGGTCTGATGCCGCCAGAAGCCTACGACAAGAGAGTAAAGGCCGAAACTCCCTTGATAGTGAGCATCGCAAGACAGGCCAACCGCTTTCTTGATAATAGTGGCGAAGTCTCAGTCAAAGGTCTGCAAACCCTTCCCGAACAGGCCGAAAGTACGCAGTGGTACAACCAACTCAACGGCGGTCGTAATGCCAAGGCTGGTACGGTGGCCTATAAGCAACACTACCTTGACCGTTGGGAAGACCGTGTATCTCCCCAGCAAATGGCAGAGGTTGCCTACGCTGGTGGGAAAGAGAACGTCGACACCTTTCTCTCGAAGGCACGAAATTTCGTCGATAACTATAACGGTATCGCTATGCCAGGAGCTGCGATCAACATTGATACCAGCTCGATCATGGCGTTTGACACAACCCTCAAGGCGCTTCGTAACACCAACCCTGATGCCGCCGAACGGCTCAGTGTCTTGTTCCCGTCCTCCCAAGAGGTGTACGAGAGGATTACCCATGTCAAGGCTGCGGTAACACCCGCCTTGTTCACTTCGATTGACGCGTTGTCGGGTAAACCGCTCAACACCAGAAACCTTGGCAACAGCGAAGCAGGCAAATTGGTCGGCTCGGCTCTGTCCGAACTGGATGAAAAATACAGTTGGGTGAAGAATGTTCCAGCCAACGTGTATTCTCCAGAGCAGTTCAACGGCGCCTTTGGTCATTACAAGAATGAAAATGGCGAAGCCTCAACTCCTGCCGTGGGTATGCACAACAAGAGCGGGGTATATGTTCGCTCCGATATCGAGAGCAACAACCTGATCCCCGTCCTTTATCACGAACTGTCTCATGGCTTTATTGACAGAAGCAACCCTGAAGACCTGCTGCAATTGGCGCGAGAGTTCCTCGGCCAAAACCCAGAGGTAATGAAAAAATATATGGAAGCAGGTTACAGGGGCGCAGAACTCCCGAACGAACTGCTGGCCGATATGGGCGCCATTGTGATGGGGAGCGAGAAATACTCGCCTAAAGGACTAAGGTTCTCGTCTGAATGGATCAAGGACAAACCGGGCTACGGCAAACTAAGAGACGGAATGGCGAAGTCGATGGAGAGTTTCACTCCAAAAAACACATCCGCTCGCTTGGCCCAAGGCGTTCCCGAAAATATGCCCGTCGGCACACCGGCTGCCAGAACAGCTCGCAGTGTCGTTCCGGCGTCTGAACGTGTCGCCGAACAGGAATACGCCATCAAGGCTGAAGCCGAGAGCGATGCCAGTAACGTCGTCAAGGGAGCCAAGGCGAAGATCTACGCCAAACTGGGTCTTGAACCCGATGGCGAAACCCCTCTTGGCGCTCCCTCTCGTGGCAACGCTGTGAGAGTTGGCGCAGGTAGAGCCGCCGGTCGCATGACCATGAATGACATGCTGCCTGGCGGTACTGACCCGATCACTGGCGGTGGCCGTCGTTCTGCCCGGTTGGATATGGGCTACGACAGCGAACGCACTCCCGTTGCCGCACGTATGGCTGGCGGTGGTGGTGGTCATTGGGCCGACGATGATGTCGACTATGGTGAACCGCCGGACCCCCCGCAAGAACCCTGGGATGCCGACGAACGGAGCGCGTATGCCAGCCCTCATGGTGGAAATGGCCCGAGGACAGGATCTCGCTTCACAGATGCTCAAGGAAACCCGATACCGAGCACTCACCAAAGACCAGCGAACCAGACCGAACTCATGCGGGTCAGTATGCGCGGAACACTGGCTGGCCGCACATCCGCATCTTTCCACGATCCCTTGCTTGGCGATGCCGTGCGCACTCTTGATAAGCAAGGGTATGAACTACGGAACGCAAACGGGGAGCTTCGGGCGACTGCCGATCAGGTAAGAAAAGGCGAGAGTATTGCCAGAACTGCCCTGGATCGTGCCACAAGCGGCGTTCTGCCGGACGATATGTCGGATATGACTGCCACGGTCAAAGAGAGCATCTACAACTCCGTCAGAGATCAGGTCAAGCAAGAAGTCGAGAGCTACAAAAAGAACGGTATGTCGACCATTCAGTCGCAGGAAACCGGACAGCGTATCGAGGCAATTGCGAACGCGATCCTGAAACCGGCTACCGATATAGCCGAGGATATGGCGGCTAAGGCGACCGGACAACAGTACATTCCCGGCCTTTCTCAAAGCATCAAGACCAATGCCATCAACTTCAAAAGCCTGGCTGATGCTAAGGAAGTTTACACAAACGATCAAACCTTCAGGGCGAACGTCGATAAAACCGGACACTCCCTTGAAGATCTAATGAGCCAGTCTTCTGACCAGGGCGTAACAATCTCCGGTGAAGATATGTCCTATCGTCTCCAGCAGCCGTATGGTGGTTCAGGCGCCGGAAGAGGTGGAGCGCCTGGTCTATTTGGAAAACTGGGCAACGTTGGTTCTGCGCTGTACGGCATGTACATGATGAAACGCATGTGGGGCATGGAGACCGGCGAAGTCACCCAGTCGATGGGCCAATACGCCAACTTCGAGCAGGCCAATTATCCAATTGCCGCATTTGGCGGATCAAGCAGCAACTACATCGGCAGTGACGCTGGATACAACGCTCGCCAGCAAATATCCCAGAACTTCATGGGAAAAGCCGCTATGCAGGAGTACGGCGGCTTTAGCAATATCGGCTACAACTTCGCGATGTCCAACAACCAGGGCGCCGCCAGAATGTTGACCGCTGCGGAGACCTCTATCGGAGCGGGAGCAGCAAGTGCGATGGCGCTGGGAACTCTGGCGAACATGGCTCCCGGTATAACAGGCGCTCTTGGCATTGGAACTGAAGAAGCGGTCGCCGCGGGCACGGCTGCAACTACAGTTGGGGCGGTAGCTGGTCCTCTTGCTCTGGGCGTAGCTGGTGCAGGTATCCTCTGGGCTGGCGCCGACGAAGGACTAAGGGCTATCCACCCATCAGGTGATTACGGCCTTGGCGCTGATCTCCAGCACTTCTTCTTCCCCGCTCCTGGCAAAGCTGGAACCTGGGCTGGAATGTTATCTGGCGGAACGTGGACGCCGCCTATTGATACAGGCAAAATCTACAACCAGATAGTATCTTCTAGCAAAAGTACCGTATCTTCGAACGAGTTGAGGTATGGCTACAGGGCTGATAGAAGCCAGGCTAAAGCCGCGCCGACAACTGACGATCTTGTCAATGCTGGTATCGAAGCTGGCGGAACCGATCAGGATGTCCGTTCTGCCATCAATACCTACCAAACATCGACCGGCATGACGCCTTCCGTAGATCAGGTCACGAGTATGGTCACGCAGGCTCAGAAGCTAGGCATCGGAGCGAATGATCTGGTAAATGCCGGCGCAACTTATGCCAGCGATCTGGGCAACCTTCCAGGTACTTCTGGGTTCGCCAATTCAATTGCGAACTTCCAAAGCCAGGTCGGCACAAGCCAAACCGCTCTTTCTCAGGCGCAATATACAGCCGCGCAAACCGGCCAATATGGTTCGCAGCTTCAGCAGTTTATCCCTGGTGGCGCCGCCAATATGGGTCTGGGAGCGAGGATCGCCAACCAGAGCGGCATTGACAGCCAACAGAAAGCAGGAGCGGCAGCTACGTGGATGAACGCTGGCGCCGCTTACCTTAGCCAAAGCGGAGGCAGTTCGAGCCGGATGCTTCCAGACACTTCCGCTGGTGCACAGCAGCCATTCTTGTCGCAACTCGGTGGGATCAGTCAGAAACTCAACCCGTATCAGTCGCAAATCGCTGGCGGGATTGCTTATCAGGCCGCACTGGCTGGCGTCAATCCGACCATGATGGGCAACCTGCTTTCCAACTCGGGCATCAGCAACAATGCGATGTCTTTGGTTGGTCAGGTGGCCGGTGGAAATCTGGGAGCGGCCAGCTACAATAGCTGGGTTACGAACGGAGATGTTTCTCAAAGGATCTACGACTTCTCCGGCAATCCGATCCAGCAGACCAACGGCGCGATGGCGATGCAGATGGTATTGGCGAACGTCAACAGTACCATGCCGACCGCCAATGGGATGACGCAAGGCCAGTTGTTCCAGAACAACATCCCAATGGCTTCGATGCTTCAGGGTATCACCAGTCCCTCTTCTGCTCTCAGCGCCCTTGGCGTCAATCCGAACAGCGGGTTTGGCAGTGCTTTCCTGAACGGCTACAAAGGCTATTCCGGTACAACCGGCACGCAACTTTGGTACAGCGATCAATCCTACGCTTTGCAGAAGCAATCCGCAGGCATCGCCGCCGCCGGTGTGGCCTTGACACAGCAGTATGACTGGGGATCTGGAACTTGGGATAACCCCTCTGCTGGGTCTGCCTGGGATCTGCAAAACCAGCAGGTCGCCCTTTCGAAACAGTCCACAATGGCTGACTTTGCCTCCCAACAAAAGTCGATGCAGCTTCAGAACAACTACAGCATCGCCAATGAGGGCATCCAGCTCAACCAGATGAAGACGTCGCAAGCCTATACCAATGAAAGCCTGGCCTACCAGCAGTCTCAGGCTTTGCAGAGCCAGTCATTTTCCAGAGAACAGTTCCAGTACACCAACCAGATGACCGCCCTTTCGCAAGGCTGGGGCTTGATCGACATCGATGAGCAGATCCGCTACTCCTCCGGTCGCCAGCGCCGTGATCTGATCCGCCAGAAGGGCGAGATGGTGACGTCGAACAACCTGCAAAACCAGCAGACGCAAACCGTGCAAGGCCAGCAGGAAACCGTCTGGAAAGAAGAAAACGCTCAGATGGTGGTCGAAAAGCAGTACAACGCCGACATGCAGAAGCTCGATAAAGAGAGCTACGACCTGAATGTCAAGTACCGCAAGGACACCTATAACCTGGACGAGCAAAACTGGTCCCGCAAGAAAAAGGAGTACCAAGAGGAGCAGGCCATTGAAGATCAGATGCGCACACTTCAGCGAAAGTATGAGGCCGATCAGCTCTCTCAGCAACTTGCTTCTATCGCTCTCCAGTCGAAAGAGGCCGATCTGCAAAAGCAGTATGCCGACGCTACCGCCAAAGTAGAACCTTTGATCACAAACACCATCGGAGCTATGAACCAGCTTGCCAGCAACGACAACATCTGGAACGTGGCTAACGCCATGAAATCACTGGCGAGCAATATCAATGGCATCAACACGACCAACGTCGCCAACCTGTCTAACCTGTTCTACAGCACGAACAGCATGAGCAGTGGGAACCTGACCTTACTCAACGAAATCTTCAAGGCACTCACTCAGACAAGCGGCTCTCAGTTGCAGAAAGTGCTCGACAAGCTCAATGGCGGAGGCAACTAATGAACAGTTACATCACACTGGATGGAAAGAAATACAAGACGCCAGGCAAGGTCTGGAACCCGACCACGCAGAAGCCCGCTACCGTTCGATATACCCTTTTGGGTGCTATCGACGGTACGTTCGGGGCGGCCAACCTGTGCGACTGGGACGGTGAGATCGAAGGACCGGTCACTCCGACAGACGGCACCTGGGGATCGATCAACGATCTCAGAACCACACTTGCCAAGAGGGCTGCGCTGTCCTTTACCGATCACTACGGCAATAGTTACACCGTTCTTTGCCAGGGACCCTTCAAGGAAACCAGCTTTTCGACCATGTGGGATGACGCATCCAACCACATCAATATCAGCGTGCGTATCACAAAGATCAGTTAGGAGGCTCAATGAGAAACGTACCAGCCACGCAGGCGCTCACCAACGTTCGCTCGATCTCTGGCCGGCTTACTTTTACGGACTACCGCTTGAGGTTCCAGAGCCTTCCGGCGTCTGAAGACCCAAGCCAATACTATGCTTACGCCGACACCGAAATCAATGGCGGTGTTCTGCAAGTTTGCGTTCAGCCCGGAGGAGGTCTTTTTGGGTGGTCATGGATGTTCAATATGTACTATCGCTTTGTCCCAAATTTTGACGCCCCTCTTCCGCCTTGGAAATTGATGACCAGTTATGCCAGTTACTACCCTCTCAACATAGCTTTTTATGGAAATCGGCTCTTTGTTGGCGTGTATGGATGGTCAGACACCTATGGCACCCCTCATAATCAATGCTACTACACGGACTTCGTGGCTGACGTATGGACGCCCATGACTTCCTTTGGCCCAAATCTTGTCGGTGCCTGTCAGAGCTTTTACCAATACAAAAACAATCAATATTACTACACTCAGCAGGCTGCCATGGTTGCACCGGTTAGTCAAACCGAAGTGTATGTGCTGACATACACCCAGGTCTACCATAATTGGGTGATATCCGCAAATACTACCTGGCCTGACGGCAGACCCCATTCCTATTCGTCCACCTATGTGCCTATAAACAACGATCCGTTCATCTATGGGAAGATCGACAAGTACAATGTCGGCACCGGCCTTGTGGCGAGTTATCCTGGGCGCATCTACGACACTGCCTTCGGCTCCGCTCTCGATGCCGTGCGGATTGGGAACACGGACACCATTTACGGAACTGAAGAGGCCGGCAGTCGCACTTGGTTCGTTGAGTATGATGGCGTCAACTGGAGCGAAAAGAAGTTTGTCATCCCCATGGACGTAACGGATACTGTGACGGGCTTCACACTGAAATCCGCCTCAGTTCTCAATGGGAAACCCGTTATCACTGGCCTGATGACCCGCGACAGTGGGCAGTCGATGCTGGTCTACTCCATCGGTCCTGACCGTTACACTCTTGGTAGAGATCTTTTCATCGGCATCCACGGCACCAACGGCATCGGTGGAAGTCTGCACCTGATCGGCAACAACCTTTATTATGTCGGCATCGGCTTCCTTTACAAAGCTCCAGCCACTACACTGGTCGGCTGCAACAACCCCGCCATGACATTTACTACTCAGGGGATCATCGAGGCCCAACTGACCTGCGCCAGTAACAATCCGAACTCGATGCAGATCGACCTACAAAGCAATATCGCTCATCCCTCTATCGTGGGAGGCTCGAAAGTAAAGATCGAGAGCTGCGTCAACGGCGAGTATTCAGACATCGGAACGTACAACATCGACAGCGCTATTCACACCCGCGAGGACGTCGATCAGAAGCTAACCATTGTCGGTAGAAGCGAAGTGATGAAGAACATCGATATGTGGCAGAGCGACGCTCCCTTTGACTACTGGTCGCAGACGAAAGTATCGACAGTGCCGGCCAAAATGTCGGATGTCATTCGGGCCGCCGGCATGTGGACCGCCAACCCGAACAATGCCAACGAGTTGACTACCTACGATCTGAATGGCAACGGTATCCTTTACACCTCGGCCAATACCTGCCACAATGGCATGATCCGAGGGCGCTTCCGCAGGACAGCGGGGAACTACAACGGGCGTTTTGGTCTGGGCCTCGGATACTATCTGGAGACCGCCGCTGAAGCTGGATTGCGCCTTGGGATCGACAGCACCGCAGTTACCGAAAGCCAGTTCGGCCACAACGGCGTGTTCTGTGTCTTTGGCAAAACCGAAGTCGGTGGAACAACTGAAGGGGTAGGCGTCTATCTGGTGGACACCAGCGTCTGGACCCAGATCGCCAACGCACCAGTAACCCTGACAGACGGCGTCAATTACTGGGTCATGATCAGTATGAATGAAGGAATGGTGCGGGTTTCCTACAAAGTCGACGGTGCGACCCTCTGGACCCCACTCTTGGTGTGCAACGTTGAGAGCACCACTTCTATGCCTTGGAAAGAAGACTATGAAGGAGCCGGCGCCGTTTATATGCAGAACTACACCGGTTACGCAACCTGCAAGAGCATGTCGGGCAACTTTATGATCGTTGACAGTCTTTCAAGGCTGACTGCTGCCGATACCCTTATTTGCGACAACGAGCAAATGACCTTCACCAGCCAGAACCCACTGCCAAATGGTTTATCGGCAAATAACACTCGATCCATCAATCCACCCACGTTACTCTCTTCATACGTGACTGGTGATGGCACATCGGGAGTTCCTCTTGGGGATGTTGCTGCGCACACAAAACTTCGGCAGCATCTTTTTTCTGGATCTGCTGGCAACTCGGACGCAATTGGGTTTTCGGTCTACAAAGTCGGCAACCCTATCGACAATCTGGTGATAACAATTACATCCACCGCCGGCGTAGCCAAAGTGACAAAGTCTATTTCGGGAACTCTTTTGTCGACCGACCAGAGAAATATCTATTACAGTCCTATCCTTGCAGATATTCAATCAACCGCCCTCCTGGCAACTGACTATGTCCAGTTCAGCAGGGATGGATCGTTAGACCCAAACAATTACTACATTATTGGTTACGGCGACAATCCTAGCGAGAATGTGCAAACCGCCGCCAACAGCGTAGCCTACTTCAACACAACTTGGGGAACTGGCGATATAACCCTTGGTAATCTTGGCTTCTATACCCTGCTTGCTCCTCTCTCTGGCTACACCTGGACCCATGGTGACAGTCTGAGCTTTACGAACGACTGCTTCGTCAATTTAGGAGCCTGGTTTCCAGCCTACGACCCCAGCAATTATTACGGCTCTCTGCTGATGGATGCCAGCGCAGATCAATGGGCTATCGTCAAGAACAACGACATCACAGTACCTGGGTATACTGGCTACCAGTCCATGCTTTTTGTCCCGCCAGCTTTGAGCATACCCAATCAACAAATTGCCCTATACCCAACACTCAATATCAACCTGCGGGATCTCACGAACGTCGGCCAAACCACTCACATCGGCAGCATCGCTCACATTTACCGCCCAGGCCCGTTCGTCTTTATCTCGGCCCTGGAGTATTTCGACAGCTTGCAGGATATGTCCTTGGAAGACATGGTCGCCAATATCGTCGGCAAAGTCGGTACTTACCCTGTCCTGCCAAGCCTGATCTATCCGGCTTCAGTGATCCCGTCGGCAGTCAACACAGCTATCAACAAGTCCGACTTCGTGATGAACTTTACCATCGACCATACGATCACTGGAACCATCGTCATTCAAGGCAGAGCTGACACGGCTTATACCAGCAAAGTCGCCATTACCTTCAATGGAGCGACGGTCTCTTATACCTCGTCCGGCACCCTGATCGATAGCTTCACCAAGACCGACGCAAGTGGAAATCCGGTCAACTTCTGGGGAACTGTGACAGTTTGCTTCTACCAAAACTTTGTATCGATCTACTGCGGCGGAGCCTTTGTCTACAGCTTCACTCTTCAGACGTCGGATTGGAACTCGCAACCAGACACGGTCATCGACAGTACCAATTACGTCTGGATCTCGGGCACGGAGACAACGGCTATTACTGTTCACTTCGCCGAAGCCTGCCAGCGTATCGACAACTGGATCTTAGATGAAGGCAAGACCGGCACTGACCTGATGTCCGAGCTGATCGGAGAAAAGCACTTCTACTACCAGGACGGCTACGACGCCAATATGAACCCAGGGTTGGAGCTGTTCTTCCGAGGAAGAGCGGTAGTCAACTCACCCTCTACACCCTATCTCTTGGCAATTACTGAGGCTAATAACGAGAACGATGTAGGGTTAGCTACCCGTATGCGGGTAGAAGGCAGCGAAATCGCCGAAGCGCTGGATGAAGCCTGCCTGATCAGGTACGGCAACATCTTCCGGCTGATGAACCTGAACGAAACCCTCAATATGTCAGACGCCTCTTATTGGGCATCTGAGAACATCTATGAGGCCAACTCAACCGCCGAAGGTGAAAACCTGACCGGCGCCTGCGACCCTCGGATCGAGCCAAACGACATCATCTATGTGCAAACAGCTCGTGGTGTTGTCGAGGTGCGGGTGGACACCATTGACATCGATCTTGCGACCACCAACACCGACGCCACTTTCGATATGACCATCACTGGTTACGTACCGGAAGAAGCGTACACACCCCAGGTCTTCACTACTCGCCAAATCCGCGCCGGAGCCATTTGTGGTATGGGCCTTTCTGATCAGAACCGCTGGAGGAGCTTATGATCTACAAAAACAGAAATACACCGATCAAGAAACTGATCGCCAAAACCGATGCACAGAAGTGGACCAGAGGAACGGTCTACTCTGTGCACGGCAACCAGATCAATCTCAGGCTGGGCGCTTCTCCGACGCTGATCAAGCATATCGAGGTCGTGGGCGATATATCGCAGTGCATCCCAGGAGTGGAAGTACCCATTGTTTGGAAGAACCGCCGGCCAGTGGCGATGCCTGGATCGACGGCGGCCATTCCAGCCGACACCTCCAGTGCATTAGCGGTCTCACCATACCCGAAGAGATACGATCTGGCCTTCAACCATGGCGTATGGAACACACCTATCAATATAATAAGTTATGGTGGGCAGATCTACTATTTCTACGTCAGACAGATAACTGGCGCCCTTGGCGACAACGTCAGCTTCACTGTGCCGCTCGATGCAGGCGTGTACACTATCAACTGGTTGGGGATACTTACTTCCTTTAGTGGAATATGGGACTTCTATATCGACGGTGTCATGTTCTCTTTATCGAACGATCTGTACATCAATGGAACCACCACGAACACCATGCTCAGTTTCGGACCCGTCAATCTGGCAAAAGGACAGCATACATTTTTGTTTGTAGCGTCCGGCAAGAACTCTGGGTCTGCTGGGTACGTCATGTGCGGAACGATGTTTTCAATCTATCCTGCTTCGTGAGGTCAACTATGAAACTCATTAGCTTTGATGCAAACTTTACCAACGGGCAAGACCCGTCGAAAGTCGATGCTCTTTTCAACGATGGAAATCAGACCATTCGGGTGAAGCAAACCGACTACATCTCTCTGGCCTTTGATGTCCAATCCATCCACCCGACGGGTTCAGATGTCGGAACGCTGACTGTCCGGTCGGTCTACGGGGGTTGGTCCGGCAAATCCGTTACGGCGGAAGTCGCCATTGGAGATACCACCCAAGAGGCACAGGTAGCGCTGGATGCTTCAGGCATCGGAACACTGGAGATTGTCTCAGCCACTCCTGGCGAGATCTCTGTCTCGATCAAAGAAGTCATTTGCGAACCAGCAGTTCTGGAGGTGTTGGATGCCTAGGATGCAGATCGACGACCCGAAACTCAAGAAAGCTCATGATGCCAAGAAGGCTCAGAAGGGCAAGAAAATTACCGATCTGAAGCCCGCCGAGAAAGACGATCTGCTCTTGCGGATCTGTAGACAACTGGGAATGGTAGATGCCAACGACATTCTACTTTAGAGGTGCTGCATGGAAGAACACGCTTGCACGCAGGAGGATCGCATCACACGCATCGAAGGAACCGTTACGGCGATTGACGGTAAGCTCGATGCCATCAATACCAACCAGGCCAAGATCATGACGTGCCTGGACATATATATGAAGAAGGTGGATGAACATGACGCCATCTTGAAAGGAGAGAACGGAGACGTGGGCGTCGTGGCTAAAGTCGCTCAGGCAGTCGATATCCTTGATGAGCTGAAAATCGCTCTGAAAGGCAAGGAAGACAAGCCGGGTCTGATCGCTGCCATAGATGTATTGGTCAAGCGCGCAGCCAGTACAGACGACGACAAGGTTTGGCTTCGCCGGCTTATTATCGGAACGGTCATTACCTGGATGCTGGGGATCGGGCTGATGATCTTCAAATAAGAGAGGGAGGGGGAAACCCCTCCTTTGATTTTTAGTGGCGGTGGCTGAAGATATCCAGCAGGATCAGACCGGTCAAGAAACTGTTATCGGATTGGCGAAATACGTATCCACAACTTGGGCAGGAGAGCTGTCCGGCGTGCGTTTCGGCATGACATTTGACACAATGCCCTACTCTTGGTTTTACCTCTGGCGGCTTTCCGCCATTTTCTTCGATCTTCTTCTTGTACGCTTCTTCCCAGGCACGTTGTTTGGCAATTTCTTCGGGGGTCATGGTATTTTCTCCTGCCACTATTTTACATCAACTTTCTTCATACGCACTAACGAAACTGTAAACTTAAATAAAAAAAGGGAGACGATAGTCGCCTCCCTTTTTGCCTTCAGACATCTGAAGTATGCCCGCAGGCGACATTTCCCCCTGCTCGTCGCCTACGTGTTGGGCATTGTTACTGCGCTTGTGGCACTTGGGCCACCTGTTGGATATAGCCTTTCATCTCGGTCCAGCGGCCAGGATCGAACGGAGAGAAACCGCCTTCCGTCAGGATCGTGCCGAGTGTCTTGGCGTCGATGCCAAACTGTGCGGCGAACTTGATCATCTCTTTCTGAGTGCGGGGTTCGCTCTGGTGCTCTTCGTGAGAGAGAAGAGCGGAAGCAACATCTTCTTCGCTCTCCAGCTTGGATGCGACGGTCTGCTCCATAGCGCCAGCGTGTTTTGCGATGAGGTCTATCGGGAACTCCTTGAAGCGTTTCCCCATCGAGAAGTCTTTCCCTAAAGCTCCCTGGACCTTCGTTACCTCACACGTCCATGGGCCTTTCTTGCCCATCCCAAGATCTTCGTAGAAAAAACGCATCGCCAGGTTCATGTCGAAGTCAGTGCCTTTGATGCAGTCGTAGGTAAAGCCGACCTTCTTAGGAGTTTCTGGGTGCTGCGGATCATTCTCGTAGTTATCCTTCTCGCGGCAGGTCAGGACGAGAAACTTCAGCGGAGAAGCGGAGAAGCGGTTCTGGATACGCTTCAGAGGCCGTTTCGCCATCACCCAGTCGATCTGGGTCATGGTTGCATCTTCGATGCTCCAACCTTTCTTGGCGTTGCGCTTCTCAGCGCTCTTGGCAGCGACTTCCTGCTGGACTGCCCAAAGAACCGTCCAGCTATCGATGCAGAACGTCAGGACCGGTTCGCCGTTCGGCATCTTGATCTTACCAGCGGCGACTGCATCGAGAATGTCCATCACCTTGCGGCTGTCTTTGGTGACGACATACATGAACTCGGGGATCTCGGGCATCCCGACGCACTGCTCGACATTCCCTTCCGTGTCGATCACGAGCACGTTGGGTAAGTGGCGTAAGACGCCTTCGGTTTTGCGGGTGCCGGTTGCGCCCCAGGTCATGATCTTCATCTTCTTGCTGACGGGTTTCAAGCTAGAGTTGATACCAAAATTATCTGACATTGTGTGGGACCTCCATCGGTCGCTTAGTCTTGTGCTTCTGGAAAACAATTTACATTACAATGTGCGCAATATGCGCATAAATACCCAGCTTCCATTTCGGGCATCATGCCCATTTCTAATGAGCCTTGCAAAGCCTCCTTTCGGTCGATAACGTATGTTTCGATCTCTGCGTCAGTCAAGAGTTGCGCTTCCACCAGATAAGCTCCAAGGTGAGCGCCCTTGACAAAGCCGTTACAGACCGGGCACTTCAGTTCGCCGTCTACCCAACGCACTGGCACTCGGCACTTGCGGCATTTGGACGGGCCGGACATATCGATGTACTGGATCTGGAGCCGGTTGATTTCACGCCCCATCTTGCGAAGCATGTAGGCGTAGATGTTCACCTGCATGACGTGAGAGCCATACGGCAGCTTCTCGGGGTAGATCCAGCGCGTCGTTTTGATATCAACCAGTCGACCGTCCTTGTAGACGATGTCTGACTTGCCGACCAACCCTTCCCAGGAGACTGGCAGCTCACTGTCGACCACTACATCAGAACCTTCGATGCCAGCGTGGACGGCAGTTCCCAACCAGCGGGTCAAGGTCTCATGGACAACCTCTGGAGCTGGATTGGTCTTATCCAGGAAGGACTTCCTGAGACAGCCGGTGATGTCGGTCACATGGACCTCGTTGCGCCGGCGTTCCTGCTCACTGCTGCTGAAGAGCGCCTTGAGTAAGGTATAGTCGAAGCCACACGGAGCGTGCTCTTCTTTCAGCGCGCAAGCCTTGCACGCTTCTGTTGTCATTACGCCTTTGCCGGCGGAACAAGTTATATTCATGCGTTCTCCGATGTGTAAGTTGGTTGAGTATGATTGCTCGGGACTGGCCGGGCCACTGGCGAGTAAGCTGATGTTCGGCGGGCCTGCGGTAAGATGCGCTGTCCGTTGATCATCCGGTCGAGCACGATGCCCATTGAGTAGATCAGCATGGCGCGCACGAGTAAGACGATCACTGCGATGACCAGCGGTATTGCGTAAGCCAGTCCTCGAATGGCGGCAGGCACAACGCCTCCAGTGGTCTCCATGGCTCGAGCGACGCCCCACCAAGTAAAGAAAGCGTTCCCGATAGCCACGATCACCCAGATGACCGCCAGTATTTTTACGAACAGCGGTTCATCGTCGTCGTTGGTTTGTGGTGTAGCAATCCGTGCAAGACCGCCGATGTCTACGGCGACCATGGCGAGCGCCAGTGAACCAGCCGTGATCCATTGGCCGATGGCCTGCGAGAGTGCCTGATAGGTAGTAGCGCCGTTGAAAATCTCAAATGCGACGCCTCCGATAATAAGTAGCCAGGAGAGTGCCCTGACGATGTTCTTGGGTTTCATTCGTCCTCCAACTGCATTTTGTCAGTTCTTTGAATGTTCACAAAAGGACGAACAGGCATGAGAAAGATACACACAAATGGTCTATTCCAGGCCAACTCAATGAAGGTAAGTTTCCCCTGGTGTTCGTACCTTACGAGCGGAAGATAAACCGGCTCTACCTTTACCTCCTTTCCGAAAGTGATATTGACACCGTTCAGCCGGTTGAGGATCGTACCGGGCATTGGCTTCAGGCGTCTGAAGGTGTTCGAGTACATGCGGTCGATGAAGATGTTCACTAAACCACCTCGTAACCGGTCAGTTTATAGTTGTCCTGCCATTGTGCGCCACAGTTATCGCACTCGACCTTACACCAGGCATCTTTCCCGTCAACTTCCATGTGCCCTGCGTTGATTTCTGTACTTCCACAAAACGGACAGTGACTGCTACTGTTGATATACTCTTCTTGACTTACTGGCATAATTTCCCTCCTACATCGCAAAAATATTGAATTCAAAGTCGAACTGCTGGCGCCAGTGATGGTCGCAGTCCGAACAGACAAGATCCTGATAACCGTCGATCCCTTTGACCACCGGCGGACCTCCGGTGTATCTCGTGCTACCGCACTTTGGGCAGTTCAAGGTATTGCGGTAGCCCATCGGATACTTCTCTCTCATACGCATCATTTCCCGGTGAGACATGACACACCGATCTTGAGGAGCTGATCTCTTTCGAGCTGGGCCTTGGGCTTCCTGAAGCCGATAGGCATTTTATCGATGGCTTCGTCAACAATGAAGTCGGCGAAAGCGACATCTGGAGCGGCGCCCTTCCACTGGCTCTTGAACTCGCTCAGGTCCAGGCTCTCTGGCATGATCGTCACTCCTGGGAAGACCGTCTTGAGGCGGTCGGCATTGGCGTTCTTGCGGGGCCTATTTCTTTTCAGGTCGTACTCCGTATCACCTTCGGGCACGATGAACATGCAGCCATTTGCTGATACACGGAAAGCGATCTCAGCGGCCATAAACTGCGCCGGCCCTTTGAAGGACATCCAGTCGGCCTCTTTCTTATTGGGGATGTTCCCATAAGGCGGATTGCCGATTGCGTAGTCGAACCTACCCAGGCTGGACACCAGCTCTTGGTCGAAGATCGAACCGCAGATCCAGGTAACTTCTGGCAGAAGGCGCTTGCCGATTTCAGCGAACTCGTTGTCGATTTCGACGGCTACGATCTCGGTGATCTGGCGGGGAGAGAACCGGTCATTCTCCAACAGCGCCCACGATAGCAAGCCAATACCAGCACATAGGTCGATGATCCTGCCATTGGGAGCTACCACCTGGGCGAAACTGCGGGCCATCTCGATGGGCGTGAAGAAGATGCCGCCTTTGCCGACGTCATGCGTCGCCATCGGGTTGAAGTTCTCCAGGCAGAACTCGATCTCATCCTGCGTCAAGGTTTTGTCAGAATGTATCAGGTCCATGGCCTGGTCGTGCAGTTTGCTATCGGCTCTCGAAATTTTCATCTTGGCTGCTCCAGAGTTTGATAATCGCCGGTGGACTTGACCCACTTCACAAGAGAGGAAGGGCCTGTGCTGCCGTTGCGGTTCTTCTCAACATAAAACTTGACCGGCACTGCCTTTGGTCGATCAAGGACAACGCGACCGTTCACGTTCTCTGGGAACTGGCGCTTCTGCTCATCCGTAGGTTCTGTCCATACGCCTCTTGGGAAAACGACGATGGTCGCATCCTGCTCGAGCGATCCACTGTCCCTCAGATCACTGAGCATCGGCTTACTGCCTGCACCACGCTTTTCGATCTCTCTGGACAGTTGCGCTGCCGCTATGCTTGGGATGCCCATACTCAAAGCGAAAGCTCGATACTGCTGGCTGGTCAGCGTAATGTCCTGCACCTTGTTTTCGATGCCGTTGCTGACAAGCTGGATGTAGTCAAGGATGACCAGCTTAGTGTGGTTCTCTACAGCATCCTTGCGAGCTACTCTCAGGATCTGATTGATCGATTGGCCGGGAACGTTATAGAGCTTCAGCGGAAGGCGAGCCAGATTTTGCGCCGCTCTCTTGATGCGCTCCAGTTCTTCTTCGGAAAGCTGGCGAGCATCTTTCATCCGGTCACTATCGATACCCGTTTCGAGCGCCAGGAAATTCCTGGCATACTCCATGGCGTCGTTCTCCAGATTGAAAATGGCGACTGGGTTGCCTTGATGTACGGCGGCCAATGCCTCATATCGAAGGAAAGAACTTTTCCCGTCACCTGGCCGACCTGCCACGAGAATGAAGTCGGACTTTTCTGCGAACCGGATCACATCACGAACCGCCTGGCATTTAGGCATCCAGGCTGGGAGATACTCACCTGCACGAATGGCATCAAGGCGGGGAAGAAAAACCCCCATGAGGTCTGAGAGGGTAATGCCCTTTTCTGGTGAGCTGCGTCGTAAAGCGAGGATCTTCTTCTCGGAGAAGTCCAGCAGTTCGTCGGTATCCACATGCTCATCTTTTGCCATACCGGCGATCAGAGCGGCGGAGAGCGTCACCTGCCGGCGAGTGCTCTCGTTTGTTATTTGATGGACATACTCGGAGACTTCGGCTCCGCGATAACCTAACATCTCAGCGACGAAGTCTTCCGGCCTTCCGGCGTCTGAATAGCGAGCGAAGTCTGGATTGGAGCGCAGAGCTTCGACCAAAGACCTTACACCCAAGCCGTTGCGATTGTGCAGGGCCAGCATCTCGCCCCAGGCGATCTGGCTGGCGCCGGTGAAGTCAGAGGGAACCAGATCGGCGGCCTCCTGCATGACCGCCGGATCTGAAAGAATTGAACCGATAAGGCATTTGTCCCAGTTTGTCATTTTGACTTCCTGCGCTTGGTCGTCGCATAAGCGCCTGGTACTCCCTTCGGGAAATCCTCGAGAACGGCGGGGAGTTCTGCTTTGCCTTGGTCGACAATGTCTTCAGACATCTGAAGGACTATGCCTGCCGGCACGATGGCTGGATGCCATGTGTTCTCGGCCAGCCAGGTCGACAGAGTTTCGCTGTCCTGTTCGTTCAGATTGACCATCCTGTCGTTTGTGTGGTGCACAGCCAGAAGGCCGGCGCCACGATCTGTGATAGAGATGATCGTACTGGTGTTGATCCAGGCTTTCGACAGTTTGATGACGGCCATGTTATTCCTCCACGATGCGGATCAGGCGACCCAGGACTGGAGCGCGGGTGGCTTCGAGCTGGCGCATACGGCGGTCTTGGGGAAGTTCGATAGGGGTCACGTCCATGTGGCCGGTCAGCAGCCGGTTGATCATGGTGAGCTGATCGTCAGATACTTCGGCCATGAAATACTTGGCGCCGGAAGCGTTGACGATGGTGGCCTGAACGGACGGCGTGCGGTCTGGGCGAAGGTGGGTGCGGATTTCACGGACGGGCAGTTGGCCGACTTCCAGCAGATTGCGCACGGCAGTTTCCCGAATTTGATCGTCGTCCATTTCCTGGCCGGCGACTGCGGCAGTTGCGGCGACGCTGTCCATCGCCTGATGAGCGGCAGCGCGCACATTTTCAGAAGTGACTGCTGCATCTCCACCGATGATGGCTTTCAGAACTGCGGTCAGTTCACGGAAACTGGACTTGCCGATCTCTTCCCACAAAACAGGAATGGATAGTCCCAGGCGGTTTTCCAGATAGGGGAAGATCGTCTCGCACAGATCGATGATGTTCGAGAGTTCGGACGGGCAAATTCCGCAGGAGTTCGCCAGAGCGTTGTAGGTCGGATACTCGTCATGGTTGGGATGGATGGTATGCAGAGCTTCGTTGATGATCTGCTTGATCAGCTTATAGCGCAGATAGAGCGCCGCCAGATCCATACCATTGACCAGTTTCAGCTCTTCGGTAACGAGCATAGCGTGTCTTTCCATATCGGTGAAACCTTCACCGGCTGCGTCGACATTGGCCTGAGCGGCCCGGCGCAAATGATCTTCCATGCCCATGAGTGCGGTATTGAGGGCTAAATTGGGGCTTGCGATTGCAACGATTTGATTGTTTGTATTCGGCATTTCAGTTTCTCCAGGTTAGATTGATGTATGAACAATTTGCTTTTGCCGGTAGGCATTTTAGGTCGGTGAAGTACAATAGCGCTAATGTCGCCAGGACTGTTCTTGACCGTCCACTCTTCCATGTGCCAGTAGTAGTCTCGAACGATCTTCGACGGCTTGTCGATCTGGCAGATCAGGTCGTTCAGGGTATTCCAAAGAAGTACATCGATATTCCACAAAGGCACACCGAGCAATTCGCCGTCGCTGGTAACGGCCTCTTTCATGTACTTGACTGGGATCTCGAGACGGGACTTGACGTCGATCACCAGGCCAACTTCGTTGACGTCCAGGTCTGGACCAGTCCGGCCAATAACAGGCACTCGATAAATCGGCGAAGCGCCGATGGTTGCGAAGTAAGCCGTAAGGTGCTCGGCGGTCTTTCGCTCAATACTGCGGGGTCTCCCTTTCAAGCTCCCTCCTCTCGATCTCAGAATTCAATTCCTTGACGATGCCGGCCAGTGGATCTTCAGACACCGGAAGGCCGAAGCGGTCCAGCTTGACCGTGATCGTGCGCTGGTGGTATCTTTCTTGATTGATGGCTACGGCGTTCTTCAGCTTCCAGGTCAGCAGAGCTTCTGCGTTGTTTGGGATACCATTGAACGTAAACGCCTCGGCCAGCGAATTCTTGCAAAGTGGGCACTCTTGGCACATGCCTTTGACTGTCATCGGTCCGCAATAGCTCCTGTGAGTGATGCGCAGGATGGTGGGGATCGACATTTTCAGATCCCCAACTTTTGCAAATTGGGCCAGCGTCTTGAATTGAATTTTCATAGTGTTCCTCGGTAATAGTATTCTACTTGATAGTCATTTGATTGTCAAGTGTTGCAGACAATTGATTTATAACTGTTCCGATCTACCCGGCTTTTGGTAGTTGACAACGTGCAACAGTTGATGTACAATTGAGACATACCAGTTATTATTTACTTGATTGGTAGTTATTACAAAACTGAAAGGTTAGTCCGGGGTTGTAGGACAATTAGAATTAGACTAGAATAGAGGCTCAAATGTTGATTGATTTGATGAACCAAAAAATGCAGAAAGAGAACATGAGCGAAAGGGAATTAGCAAGACGGATGAATGTTGCTCCAACCACCATCGCTCGCCTCAAAAAAGGAGAATTTATCGACTTAGAAACAATGTACAAAATTTGTAATTGGCTGGGGGTGAACGTTGCTTCAGCCTTGAATGAGAGGGGGATCACAGACGACGCTCTGGCTGCCAAGATGTCTCTTTTGATTGAAGCGAACCCGGACCTACGGGGGCTGTTTACAGATATGATGAGAGACTTTGCTGAGAGCGATTTATCAGTAGAAGATGTCAGGGAGATCATTCAATATGCCACGTATCGCATTTCTTCAAAGCAAAAGGCGTCAACCAACATCCTTAGTCGACCAATACAAGGCTCGAGTTGATGAGATCGCAAACCGTCGACCAAGCGATACCTACCTGCTTCTCAGCACGCTCTTGGGAGCAAGTATCCCGATTGTTACTTACCGATACACTTTGCATATACAAAGGATTGTGATGCCGGCGGAAAAGTTTATAGCCAATTTGGCACCACACTTCAATAATTCCATACTGCACTAATTCGCTGATTTTGCAAAAGACCACTTCAATCGAGTGGTCTTTTTTATTGCTTATTTGTGCTACAATGGATTTATCCAAGTTAGATGGAGTGTACATCCCTTGATAGTGACGCAGTGAACATCCTGTCTGACCTGTCGACAAGATGGCTCGTGTATCACCCCCTCCTACGTGCCATCTTATTCCGCGATGGACAGGCAGTCGATGGAATTTGGAAGTCAGGCGGAACCCCCATAGGTGGTGGTCAAAGGCGGTTTCTTACTGCTCAAACACCAGCCCTGGGGGGTGTCGGAAAGAACGAAAGGGTAACGGGCTTACCATTTTATTCTCGAGACATCCGAGCAGATATCTAAGGGATGTACGCTTTCGGATAACAATCTTAAAGAAAGCGGAGGCGTACAATGAACGTGTCTGAAGCGGCAGAAGGGTTCTTGACCCATGCCAAGAGGTCGATTGACCTATCGCCATCGACGGCGGATAACTACAAGTTCCAACTCACTCGTTTTATTGAGCAGTACGGCGAGAGAGATATTGCCTCGATCACTTCTCAGGACGTGACCGAGTTCCTGTTCAAGCTCGAGAGCACGCAGTTCCAAAAGACCCGAGACCGAATGGCTACCCTCTCTCGATCTACGGTCGTGTCACACTATCGCACTTTGCGGGCGTTGTTTTCCTGGGCCGCCAAAGAAAAGATCTTGACTGGTCCCAGACCAGATAACGCAGAAAACCACTACAAAGCTCCGCAGCCGATGGTAGCTGAGTTCACGCAAGTCGAAGTAAAAAAGATGTTGAAGGCATGTGACGAGACCAAGGAAGTTGAACCGGAAGGCAAGAAGAGCTACAAGATGAAGCGCCCTACTGCGATCCGTGACAAGGCTATTATATTGATGCTCTTGGATACCGGGATGCGAGTGAGCGAGATGTGCCGGCTGACCATGGCCGATGTCAACCTGGCATCAGGAGAGGTGAACATCAAGCCGTACCTGTCGGGCTTGAAATCGAAGGCTCGTCACCTGTATCTTGGGGAGACAGCACGTCAGGCATTATGGCGCTACGCCCAGGCATCACGCAAGAAAGCGCATCAGGACGATCCGTTTTTCCGTTCGATGAGAAGCGGTCCGATGGATCGACATTCGGTTGGGCGCCTGCTGGAAGAGATGGGGCATCGTGCTGGCGTCAAGAACGTACACCCTCACAGATTTCGCCATACCTATGCTATCGAAGCTCTCAGGAATGGAATTGATATCTTTACTTTGCAAACCAACCTTGGACACTCTACGCTCGAGATGGTGCGTTACTACCTAAACATCGCCAAGAGCGATCAGGCCGCCGCACAAGAACGAACCAGTCCGGCTGACAGATGGCATCTCTAAAACGAAAGCCCCCAGTGATGGGGGCTTTTTTGTTACTCTTCAGATGTCTGAACGGGAGCCGGTTCTGGATCGACGATCCCTTCAACGACCGGATCTTCGACCATCAGCTTCGGTCGTTTCGGAGCTGGCTTGTCAGCCGCTGGCTCTTCTACCGGGGTCATATCTTTGGTATAACCGCAGCAGGAACAAACCGCTTTGCCATTGGCGATGTGCAGTGGACCCAGGCACTTTGGGCAGGTGATGACGTGGCCTTCTGGAACTTTTGTGTTGCAAAATGGGCAATAGGAAACTGGCATATCGACACACTCCTTAGTCATTTGTCTTATAATTGTATCACATTATAGGTCAAATGTCACGACGAATTTGCCGTCAATTACCTTTGTGGTGGCCGACTTACAGACTTTGATGTCGAGCTTCTGTTGAGCCATCGCTCTCACATACATGCCGCCTTGAAGGGCCGGCTGGCTTGGAAATGTGGCAGTCAGGAACTCTTCTGGCGTGATTTCCACCTCAATTTGCTTCGCGCTGCGCTTCACCTTTGCCATTTTGTACCTCTAATAGAATTTCCGTGCTATACTACTTTCATGAAAATAACCATCCTGATCAACGACTTTCTCCTGACAGCCTTCTTTGAACGGAAGGACCGGCGGTTCATCCAAGAGTGCCGTGATGCACTATCTGACCTCCTGGATGTCACCGGCGATATCGAGATTGAAGATATGAATGTCGATCTGATCAGGAAGTTCATCCAGCGGGAAGATCGAGTGCTGAACCGCAAGATGGCCGTTCAGCGCTATATCGTCATCCGAGCTTTTGTGAACTGGGTAAACGGTGCTCCTCCACAACGGAAGGCTTTTGTTTATCGGCACCCAACGTTCTGATGTCTGAAGATGCCAGCGTTACGAGCGTCTCTGTGACTTCGTTTGCGATGGCGTCGTCTATGACCTGCCTCAGCTCATTGAGCTGCTGGCGGATTTGAATGAAATGATCGGGCGTTGGATTTAGCTCTGCCCAGGATACCTTTTTGACAATACTGTCGATTGCGTCATTTACCTGTGCTGTTGTCATGTTTTACCTCCAACGCTCTTGGGCCGTTAGGCTTTATTTGAGAAGCCCTTAGACGCCCACTTTTCAAACATCATCTCAATAGGGTCGCCTTCTCCTGAGCCAAGTTCCGCATAAGTCAGAGCGGTCAACATCATCATGACGTCGCCGACTTCTGGCTGTATGCGAGCGCTCTTGGCCTCTGGATGGTTGCGAACCCAATCTGGCGACTGTCCTTGAACCAGGCGATCTGCCAGTTCTCCGATCTCAGATACCAGGAACAGGAAAGCCTGACCGGTGTCGGGGAACTTATAGCCCCTAAATTTGAAGTAGTCGATCATGGACTGAATGACTGGATCGATAGGGATGTCCACAATATCTGTGTCTACTGTGTTGAACTTTGCCAGCTCGTCACATTCCTTCTGGGCTTGCTCGTGCGTCCAGCATACTTGATAGGGTCTATTGTTCAGCATCACCAAGTAACCATTCATTTAGTGCTCCTTTTGGTTACGGTGTAACCCTGTTCTTCCAGGAAGGCGATGACGCCCTTCACAAACGATCCCATGTCCACGAAGAAGCCGCCGGTGATCACTTTGTTGCGCTTACCGACGCCGTCAACAAAAACCATCTGCACTTCGCGTGGCCTTGGGCGGCCCTCGATATCTTCGAGCTTTGTTCCTTGGTTGAGTAGCATACCGGTGATATTGAATTCGCCGTTGCGCCCAACCATAGTTGATACTTTTGGATCGACATCGAACCTCATTGTTCCTCCTCGATGATTGTTTGGTACTCCTGCTTCTGCGGGAAGCAGACTGGGCAAACCATGTCCGCCGGCAGTAAACGACCGCAGACACGGCAGGTGAAATGCAGCGAGCTTTGGTGGATCTCGAAACGGTCATGCGTATGGCTGAAGTAGAACAGCAGAGCCTGTTTGCGGTCTTCAGGCATCGGAAGATCAAAGAACTTACCCCGCCAGTGCGTTTTCACGTACTCATCCAGCTTCCTATCGACACCTGCTCGAGTAGTGCAACCGAAGTCGAGATCCCGCACACCGTTCTTGTAGGTACTGAGGAACCATATTTCGGATGGCATAGCTGGCTTCATTGTCACTTCCCCATGATTTCATTGACGTCTTTGACTGCTTCGTTGAAGCTCTCGATGAACTCCTGCGCTGCCGCTCTCTTGGGGTTCGGGTTAGCGCGTTGGGCGCAGGTCGGGTAACGGTATTGGCGAGACGCCTTGCGGTAAAATTTGCACTTACGGCAGGCTGTCATCTTGACCGACACAACACCGGGCTTTACTTCCGCCCAAGAGGCGAGAAGCTCTGGATTGCGACACCATGTCGCCGGCCCTTTGACCAGGCGCATGTACTGTCCGCTGACCGTCTTAGACCAGAGGATGTAGCTTCCATCGGCGGCCATATCAGTGTGCCTGCCGTCCTTTGCTTCGAGTGATGCTTTGACCTCTGGCGAAGGTTCGGCAAGTTCCCAGTGACCGGCGACCTTCTCAATCCGTCCGGCCAGGCGTTCGATGGCCCGCCGGTTTGTATCTCTGAAAAGCGATGCGAGTGTGCTCATTATTGCCCCATCAGGATCAAACAACTCAGTTGGCCTTCAGACATCTGAACGGGAGCCAGTTTATCGACAAGGCGCTCTTCTTCGAAGGCTTGATCTTCCTGATACTCATCTTCGTCGGGAACAGAGACCAGCTCTTCGTTGAAATCGCGGAACTTCCAGTCGATCAGATCGGTGCTATCAGGGGAAGCGTGCTGCATGTGATCGGCCAGAAGGCCGTGCAACATATCCGCCGCGAAGGCCAGCCTGGCTTCTTTTGAGTTTATGGCCGTCGGATGGTCGCTTAGATCTACACAGATTTGTAGGTTGTAAATTACGGCGTTACGCATCGTCTTCCTCTTCGTCTATCAAGAGATCGCCGCCGGCTTCCACTTCATCTCTGGCCTGCTCGTAGCACGCTTCGGCACTATCCAGGGCGCACTTAGATATGGAGCTGATGACCGACAGGTCAGCGTAGTAAGTAGTGAGCTCGTGCATGTTGACCCGTTCCATCAGGGTGTATGCAGCCTCTCCGGCTTGGTTCAACAGACCGCAGATGTGGTCTAGCTCGTCGACGACCCTCTGGTCTATCTCGTCGATATCCCAGTCAGGACTGCGCTTGGTAAGCGGTTCTTTCTGCTCTTCGGTATATTCGTTATCGTGGCTCATTGGGTTCCTCTGTGTTGTCTGGAAATATGCTCTCCCCGTCGGGGTCGTTGTCGTAGTCCATGGTCCGATAATTCGCATCATCCGGCAGACCGTTTACACCCTGAAGAACGCCTCCCAGAATGACGACCTCGAACATCGGCTTGCCATTTCGATAGCGACGCACGAGATCGTACAGTGGATCGCCTGGCGCTACGATAAACACGCCTTCTTGTTTTTTACCCATTGACTGCCTCCAGTTCTTCCTTCCAGTAGAGAGCGACATCGGCGCCGAAAGATACCATGATGTGCGGGTCATCCGGCTTGCTACTGCCGGCATCCCACTGCAAGCTAACGACGGTTCCAATCCGTCTCTTGCGATGAACCTTTACCCGATCCCCATACTGGAACGGCGCTCCTTCAATCTTCTTTACCAACGCTACGTCTACCATTATTTATTCTTCGCTCCATTTTCTAAGTGTTTCGGCTGCCGCTTCGGGATCAGCCAGAATGTACTTGTCAATGTCTTGAAACTCTTCAGGCGGAAACACCAACTTTGCCGTGAAGAATTTAGCGCGCGTATCGCCCAACACTCTGCCGGGTGCATCGTTGTCGCCTATCACAACCACATTGGCGAGAGCCAGTGCAGTGCGCCAGCTATCCAGATAACTGCCTTCGCCGCCAGTCGGAGCACAAACATTGAAGCCCATCTGATCGATGATCATGGCCGGGATTTCGCCCTTGACGACAAAGACCGTCCCTGTCTCAAGATAAATCTTGTCCCAGTTGAACAATGTCTTGATCGAACCAGCCTGCGACCAGAAGCGACGAGCTTTGGTGCAGTCCCTGAAGCTGCGGAACTTGATGCCCATCAACCGGCCATCCTGAAAGGCCGGGATTGCCATATAACTGTCTTTCTGGCCGATCCTGAATTTCTTGATACTCGCATCAGTGATACCCCGAGTGTGAGCGTACTCAACCACCTCTCTGCTGGGGGGAATGAAGTTCATCCATTCGTCGCCGGCTAACCGTATGGTCTTCTCTGGTATAACCAGCTTGACTTCATACCTGCTGTCAAGAAGCCCAAGAGCCTCACGCACTTTGTCGGGGTCCCTTGGGTTATAGCCGGGTACTCTCAGATATCCGACCAGATCGACGACGTCGCCTTCTCGCTGGCAGCTCCCATGACATTTCCACCACTGGAGACCTTTCCGCCAATAAATCGAGAACGACGGCGTGTTTGACACATGCGTATGGCCTGGCAGTGGGCAAACGATCACTCGTTTGTTATCGCTCAGGCCCAGCACGCTGCGGATGTCGTGCGTGGATCTGGCCGTCTCGAGATCGTCTTTTAGGGTCATGTTTCCTCTTCAGGCGCCGGAAGGGATGTCGTGGTTGGGGTTGCATTTCGGGCAAGGGATGATGTTGAAGTCCTTGTCGATAATTTTGCTTACTCCCTTGCACTCTGGGCAGATCGGGCTGATATCCGTCCAGCCCCCGCCGTCGTAACCCGTCCAGTGCTCTTGCTTTTTGCCGCATGTTTCACACATGCGGCGATTGCCACCATAGATCCACTTGTGAAAGTGAAATATGCCCATCCTATGCCTCTGTTCCTGCCAATACCCCAAGCACAAAGACGATAGCCAGGATAATTATGATCAGAGCGATCCAGCCTGGAGTAAAGACCAGCCACCAGGACCAGGCAATCACCTTGCAGGCTTTCAGCACGAACAAGACGAGCTGAACGAGCAGAAGCCATCCACCTGCTCCGAGCGTTACCTTCGTCGTTGTTTTATTTACTACTTCGATTTGCGTACCCATAGTGTTCTCCTTTAGCTTCAGATGTCGGAAGACGTTATTTCGTAGGTTCGACAGGCGGCATATCTGGGAATTCGTAGACTGGAATACCCTTCTTCTTGGCGTAATTGAACTCGAGAACTGTGCCAATGCTACTTTGCCAGTCCGGTACCAGCACCATGGCGTCGCAACGCGACAGCATAACGAGGTCGCCTTCCAGGTAGACCTCATCAGCGACGTTGCAGCACAATTCAAAATGCGCCGTGTTCAGGTGCGGGCAGAGTGCGATATGACCGTGTTCCCATAACGCGATAGCTACCTTGCGAGCTTCGTCGATGTTGTGAGTGACATTTCCACGATAAGGTCCTGCTACATAACAAAGAAGCATCTCTACCTCCAATAAGATATGCCTGCCCGGTTTCCCAGGCAGGCAGTTGATTTCGCTAGAACGCATCCAGGATGACCGGCCTCTTGGATACCAGCCGGATCATCTCGAGCATCATCGATGACGGGTTTTGATAGTAAACGCCGCCTTCTTTGGTTTTGAAGTGCCACATATCCTCAGCACCAGCAGGATTGAAGGCCGCTCCCCCCGGAACGTGAAGAACTTCAGCCTCCTGGTTTTGGCCGTCGGCATAACATACTAAGACCTGATCCCCCTCTTCGATATACTCATCTAACTTTCGCATTATCCCTCTCCTGGAATAAAATTTAGACGTCCATACAGTCGTGCCGAGCGGGCCTGAATGATCGTAGGAGATCCCCGATATCTGCCAAACTACGAACCGGATAGGAAGCGACCTCCATGCCGCAAACAGCACAAAAACCCATCATTCTCAAAGCTCGATCCGAGTACGTAAAGGTCGAGCCGTCAAGTATTACCTGCCCCTTCTCAGGTATTGTTTCAACCGGATAGTCTTCGATCTTTTCCTTGGCGTTGGCGAAGATTTCCTTCAGCCGGGTCATGGTTTCGTCGGAGACTTCCTTTTTACCGATATCTGCAAGTGACTTCATTTGAACAGTTCTCCTTGAAGCTGCCGACTTTCCATAGCTCTTGCTACCATAGGGACGCCGGCATATTTCTTGAAGTTGGACAAGACCCAGACTTTGCGGTTGCCGTCAAAGACGCAGTCCTTTGGCTCGAAGGTGGCGTGGATCTGTGCCAGGTCCATCTGGAACCCTCTGATTGTCTTCGCATTGACCTTGATCTCGGCATGAGTGTCGAAGATGGTCACGTTGAGTGCCATTACTCCTCCCTGATATAGTTGTTGTCTTCGGCCCATTCTTCGAGCTGCGAGCGGTCAAAGATGTCTTCCGGTCTCAAGTTGGCGATGACGACTTTGTTGTGATCCTGAACCCATTCGATCAGCTCTTTGTCGGTGTAGACATCACCAGGAGCGCAGTTCTCTTGTACCCACTGCTTCAGCGTGTCTTGCTCAAATATTTGTTGAGGTTCGAGCTGCGAGACTACGGCGACGATTTCATCGGTTATATTTTGCATAATGCACCTATGGGATCACTGTCAGAACGTGCTTGCGCATGTTGAAGATCTGAATTTTGGGCTGCCATTCGCCGACCACGATGTTTTTGACGGCAGAACCGATCAGGCCGCCTGCGATCAAGGCACAGTAAAACGTTGCCTTCATGGTGCAGGGCACGTCAGCCACGCCTGTTTCGCTCTCTCCGGCCAGCATCTGGTCATACCAGCCATAGTCGTCCATCGAAACGGTGAACAAGTGCATCTCTTCTGCCGCCATTCTGGCGTCCATGTACCAGCGCACTTTGCTGTACTTGACCGTTTGCCAGATCTCTTTGCGAGCCGTGATGCTGTCGACGGCGGAGATGATGAACTGAGATGCCAAAGTGGTCGTGTGATCGACCCGTTCCATGTGATCCCAGACATCGGTGTCATCCGAGAACTCTGCGATCACATCGGCGAGAGCGGCGACCTTTGGCCTTCCGACGTCTGAAAGCCGGTGGAGCTGGGTGGCGAGATTGACATCGTCGACCGTGTCTCCATCGTAAACATTCAAAAAGCGGACGCCCATCTTGGCGAGAGCCAGGGCAGTGGTTGCCCCAATTCCGCCGGCTCCGATCAGGGTAATACTGACATTCGAAACATCAAAAAGCTCCATGTGGCGAGTGTGTATCATTGGTTACACCTTTTTTCCGTGCGTGATCTGCTTATTCAAAAGATCCTGAACTTCACCGAAGTCCACGTTGATATACTGAGAGGCCGGCGATCCAAAAGTGGAATGATGCTGTTCGGCTTCTTGGAAGCCCTCTTCCTCGTCTTCCTCTTCGTCGAACTCCAGGGCTAACAGCTTGTCCTGAATTTCTTCGATCTCGTCATAGCGGCCACCTTCGAACATGCGCTGGACTTTTTCGTAGGTCGTTCCGACTTTTTTGAGATCGGCGTCTTCCATCATGTCGACCATCTCTTGGTAATACTCAGCCTCGCCAAGCGTCTCTCGCCAGTCGCCCTGTTGGAAAGCGGCTTTTACTGGCCGAATGGCGGCGACATCTTGATAAACGCCAGCCAGTTGAGGAAAAACCTCCAGATGCCTGGTCTCATGCTTGATGTGGTTATCGATCCGACCAACCCAGCCATGAGGCGTCAGCACAATGGCAACCGACCAACGCACCATCTCTGGGATGCCCCCGAGCGGCTCCTTAGTGGCAGTTGTCTCATCCCTGTAGGACCAGTTCTCCGGTCCAGGAATTCCACTTCCCAAAGGATGCCGGTGTAGCCATACCTTCATGTTCTTGCTATCAGACCGATCCATCAGCTTCAGCAGAAGATCGGTCGGGATCTCGGTATAAACCGTGTTGCCAATATTGCAGAGCACAAAGTCATAAACGACGATGTCTTCGCCCTTGATCTTGCAGAAGCCCATTCCTGAAAACTCCTGCGGCGCCGTGGCATTGGCAATCGCCAGCAGCTTGATCATCAGTGGATCTTCGATCACTATCCTCATAAGATCTCCTTTGCGAAAGGATAATTCGCCGTGCCGATTGAAGATGTCAGCAGGGAATTGCCGTTATAACGCCCCAGATAAACGTACAGGGTGCGGAAAAGTTCAACGATATCGGCGGCCTGTCTGAGCGAATTGATGATCGGGCCGAACGAACCCCAGCAGGTCTTGGACTGCCACCAGTAAGACGAACTGGTCTCTTTACCGGCGTGATGGTGCGGATGCCGGGCATAATAACTGTTCTCCATGGAGACCGGGACAAAGTGCCAATAGCCTTCGCCCTTTGCTCCCGCCAGGAGATCGATAGGAACCATAACCTTGTAGCAGCCCATGTCCCACTTGGCAGTATGGATTTCGTAGGTGGGCTTCCTGGTTGGCCTTCTGACGCGTATTTCGTTTTCCAGAGTGACTGGCTTGGTGATCCCCACCAGATAGCGGTAGATATGAGGTTCTGTAGTCAGCGTATCTGAACCAAACAAAGTAGAAGAAATCGTCGCTTTGAAGCCTTCGATTTCCTCAAGCCTGAATTCGGTATAAGGCAGAGCGCGCAGGCGAGTTACAAAAGCATCCAAGCCGTCGCCTTTGATGATCTGACTGTGAGCCATGACGACCGGACCCATGTCTTTCATGAAGCACTTTCGCTGAATACCATCCAGGAACTCTGCGTCGTTCTTGATGGTCATGATTTTGTTGTGTGAAATCTTGGTTACTTCCTGCATAAAATCGCTGGAAATGGTTGTTCTCGGAGCCGTAATTTTGATCATAAATTCCTCCCTGCAAAAAAACGGGGCAGAGTTTCCCCTGCCCCTGTTTCTTCAGATGCCTGAACGACTAGCGAGCGCCGCCTTTGACGCTGCCGATGATGTTCAGGGTCGAGCCAGCCGGGACGATGTCGGCGCCCTGGATCTGCACGCCGTTCAGGAAGACGGTGTATTCGCCTTCGAAGCGCAGACCGGATGACAGCATGACCTGGGACAAGCTCTTGGGGCCATCGACCGGCACGTAGCGGTTGTCGCCGCCAGAAGTGCGGATGGTGACGACCTGATCTGGATCAGGCACGAAGCCAGCTTCCTCGGTCTCGCCGATGAAGTCGTTCAGTTCGCTGTCTTCAGCGGTTTCTTCGGTCTGCTCGGCGGAAGTTTCTTCGGGTTCTTCGCCTTCGAACGGATTGGTGTTGTTGTCGAATTCTTCGATTGCCATGGTGTTACTCCTTTTCTTGGGGGTAGATAGATTTTACGATATAATGCCACATTTGTCAATCGTTTGACTGATATTTGCATCAATCAATTGTTTGCTTTTTGTGTCATTTTCGTTTATAATATTATTGCCGTTAGGCATTATTGGAGGGTCTATGGAAGACGAGCCAACGTTGAAAACTCGCAAACGCGGGTCATATAAAAATCAAAATGGCGAGAACGAGATCGTCGTCACTGGCGTTCTCGCAGACCGCATGATCGGCGGTAAGCGCCGGATGCAGTTGACCAAGGCAGAGCGCAGAGAACTAAAGCACAATCGCCTGGTCGAGAAAGCTGTCTCCTTATTTTTGGATATCGAGCAACCGCACTCTTGGAAAGAGATGGCGCTCGAACTGGGTATCTCGCAGCCAGCGCTCAAGGATCTGACAAAGACCCAGGAGTTTATGGATGCTTACTCTGCTTTTTATGTAGAGCTGGGTCATGATCCCCGCTTGAAAGCGTCGCAGGCTGCGGTTGCTGACATGCTGCCGACTGCCATCAATGCGCTGAAGACCATGTTATCCAGTTCCGCCACACGAGACACAGTCAAACTCAACATCATTCGGGAAGTGATCAAGCTGAATGGGATGGGTGCTCCTGAAACGAAGAACAACGACCGCCAAGAGCTGGCTGACTTCTTGAAAGGAGCCGGTGTCAACATCGAGAACATGAATGTGGCTGTGCCGCCGGACTACCTGAAGCACATGGCTAACGATGTCGTTGATGGGCAAGTTCGAGACGTGCCCGATAGTCCCGCTCTCTCAGAAGGTTCTGAAGAAGAAACAGACGAGCCGTAGTGTACTTCTCCAGCCTTGCTCGTTCGTGATTGTCCTTGCACAAGTCTTTTCGATCTTCGTAGTCTTTCTTGACACGCTCCATGCAAACTTCCAGGGGCGTGTCGAATTCTATATAGACCAAGTTATAGCCGTGGTATTCCGAGTAGTGCTCGATCCACTTGCGCTGGAACGAGCCTTCTTTGAAATAGGCTTCAACCACAAAGCTGTCGCCCTTTTCGAGCACCGGAACGATTTTCTCCAAGAGCATTGTGAAGGCCCGCTGGGGATCGATATCGCTGTTCTCAGCATAGATATCGGCGACATCAAAGGAAGGCAGATCTTTCAGCTTGGGATCGTTCAGACGCCGGAAGGTCTTCCCCGCTCCAGAGGGTCCAGAGAGAGCGTAAAGAGTTTTCAT